AATATAAAAACTTGCATATTAAATAAATTATACTATATTTTATATGTATGGGATATGTTTATTTAATAGGAGAAAAAGATAATCCTGGTAAATTTAAAATAGGTTCTACCAGGTCAAATGACATCAGTAAAAGGCTAAAACAGTTACAAACGGGAAGTTCATCAGAGTTGTATATAAAAGATTACTTTGAAACAAGTCATCCATTTAAACTCGAAAAAATGCTCCACAATCACTTTAGTTCATCAAACATTATAGGGGAGTGGTTTGAACTGTTTGAAAGCGATACAGAGGCTTTTAGAGGCATCTGCGAGGAAAAAATGGCTATCATAGAATCTTTAAAAGATAATCCATTCTATTTTAAATAAAAAATGCAGTGATTTGTTTCACTGCATTTCGTTTTCTATATTATAATTAATATGTTTATTTTTTCCTTTCTTTTAATTTTTCTTTAATAAGTTTCTGTTGTAATTTCTTTGCTATAACATCAGCATGGCATGGATTTGGCTTACAAAAACACCCTAAATAAACGTCTTTTCCTGTTTTATAAAAATCGTATATTTCATCGAATGCTTTTGTGAACTCTTCGTCTTTTCCGTACATTGCATCGAAATACTTTTCATATGCTTCTATGGCTTCTTCTGCTGTTTTAAATGAAAGTTTAGCCAAACTGCTTCTTTTGCCATTGTATGTAAAAGGATTTCCAAGCGGAGAGTTCATTGTTTTACTTCTAGCAACATAAAAATATCCATCATCCATTGAATGGTCTTCTTGTTTTATATTAATTACGTGTATCATTCTTTCCAAGAAAAAGTATAACTGTTTTTCCTTCTATATGCGCTATTAATTTTTCCATCTACGTGATTAGAAATAAAATCACGCCATTTTCTGATGAACTTACTTCTGCTAATTGAATAGCGTCGTCCATACATGTGGAAAAGTGATGAAGGACTATTATTAAAAAAATGCCCACCAAAACCAGCAAGCGTAAACCCATTTGCTGATATGTATTTATCAATAAAGTTTTTTGGCCTGGGCTTTGCTATTAATTTTCCACATACATATTCGTATTCACAAGAAATATAATTGCTCCTAAGTTCTTTACGCCACAAATTATATTTCTTCATATCAATCGTTCCATCGCTGTTAGTATATTCATCCTTAATGAAACGAAGAAAAACCTGAGTAGCAGTCATACTACTTCAGGCTTTTATCAATTAAATCTAACAAGTAATTAACTTGTTCAGGAGAAAGTTTTGAAACTTTCTCTCCAACTTTTGCAAGTTTTCCTTGGTCAATCTCCCCACTCTGAACTGCTGTCATAAAACTCTGGACCGTTGTAAACTGTTCCGGAGTCATCATTGATTTCATTGCTTTTTTTACAAATACGTTGTCTAACAATCCCATAACATTTTTTTATTTTTTCGATTAAAACTTTTGCCATTCCAATAATTGAATCAATTAATGGATTTTTTTCTTCTACTACTTTTCTAACAACATTAAATAGCAAATAAATTACAATTAACCATAAGATTGCATGTAAAATTAAACTTAATAATGCTCCCATACTAATTTTGTTTTTGCTTTATTTTATCTAGGCCATCTATCAAATCATTTATTTGTTCATCAGACAAATAAACGTCAGCATCAAAATGCCCAAATTTATCGTATATAGTAAGTCTATATGCAGGCAAGTCATTCATAATCCTTTCCTCAGAATAGTCAAGGCTAATTTTTTCTGTGTCTACAAAATATTCCATATTCATCAATTTAAATTGTTATTTTGAATAAATATGCAATAAAATTGAAAAATACTTCTTAATACAAATATACAAAAAAAACGTTAAATTCAAAAGAATCTAACGTTAAATTATGCTAAAAATACATTGTTAGGAGTGCAGGATTCGAACCTGCGGTAGACTATTAATCTACATTGGGACCAGAATCCAACGCCTTAAACCACTCGGCCAACTCCCAATTTAATCCCAGCCCCATATTTCATGGGACATTGGAAACCTCATTGACATTCTTTTCATAGAATTGTCATTATACCATTTTTTCTGCCTAAAATACCATTTAAATTTACTATGGTTTCTTCCTAATACATGGGCAGTTGTCTTTCTCCATGATTGCCTAGCATACCAAGGTCTTTTTGTTTTCTTCAACATCTTTCTCCAAAACTTCTTTGGAGTATTGAATTTTTTCCCTTTACTCATATTTGTTGGAGCACCCAGAGTCGGACTGGGATTAAGAGGACCAAAATCTCTTGTAATAACCGTTATACCATACTCCATCTAAATCAGATACTTACAAAAAAACCCATCAGTATTTCTACTAATGGGAACGTTTTTACATATGTTGAGAAAGGCTAATACAATATCTGTATCAACCGTTCCCATATGGTTGATACGACTTAAATCTGTTGTTGCTGTTGTCGTACTATATTCTTCATCTTATTTATAAATATTTTTAAATTTAATAAACTATTGATAAATTACGAACTTGTTTGTTCTTTTTAAGTTCTTTATACCTTTTTATGGCGTCATATACGTTTTCAAATTTTTCTTTACTATTGCCAATACGATGCCAAGTCCATCTAATTACTGCTTTGTAAATCATATTTGTGCGCTTAGTCAGACTCGAACTGACACGCATATTTCAGCACAACATCCTAAGTGTTGCGAGGCTACCAGTTACTCCATAAGCGCATTTATTTAGGAAAGAATTTTAATTATACCGCCGTGTCTACCATTTCACCAAGCGACCGTTTAAAGTCTCTAAGGGATTCGAACCCATACGGAAATTAATCCAGCATTTCCATCGTGTAAACTTAACTTTGCTGTAAGCTTCCTTGTTTTATATTTTACCTTTTGCCAAGGTTGGTTGTAGCTCTAGTCGGACTCGAACCAACACGTCTCTCGACACCCGCTTTTGAGACGGGAGCGGCTACCAATTACGCCATAGAGCCATAGTTTTGGTGAGGCTGTTGTCTCTTAGGTAACGCTCTACCTCACCAATTTCATTTGCAAATGTACAAAAAATAATTCAAAAAACAAAATTTTTAGTCCATAAAATCAGAAAATTCACCAAAATTAACATCTAATGGCTCATATTCTTCATCATTTAACGTATTTTTATAATAATCTGAGAATAATTTCTGCATATCTTCGTCAACGTTCACGTCAATATCTTCATCCTCAATGTTATCATAAGCGTTTATTGACAAAACCTTTAGCTTCTTGCCTCCTTTAATTTCCTCATCATCCTCTGTAAAGAAATCATCTTCTTCTAGAGAATAAGTAACAGTGAACGAATAATCATCAATATCAAATTCCAATTCGTTCTCGCCCTCTATAAAGGTTAAATCTAAGTCATCTATATTATTTAACAATGTTGTTTTTGGTGCATCAATCATAACTATCTAATTTCTCTTTTGATTATTCTTGCTCCATTTGAAGTCTTTTGTGGTTTAGCCTCCTGTGTTGGTGCTGGCTTTACCACGTTTGTACTTGCATTTCCTGCTTTGTTTTTACATCCACATGCCATGTTATTAAATGTTTTATATAATAATTATTATTTTAGGTAATTATATACTATTTGACCCCACCAAAATGTTTTCTATATTGTGTAGACGCATTATTAAGCCATTCTTCTGCACTTGATGGATTATCAGCACTTTTAACTTTATATACATTCTTAACGCCAAAATAATCAGTAGCATTGCAATACCTTAAAACCTTGCCGTTTTTATCCACAATCTTAACACCCTTAAAAGACTCCATCGGAATATTATTATACCTCAAATACTTCTCTTCTTCTTTTTTATTCATAGGAAGAATCATTAAAAGATTATGAGCAGAATTGGCATTAAAAATAACCTCATATATCTCACCAAAATAAGAAAAAGCATTAAATCCATTTGCTTGGAAAACAATGGCGCACATATCATCTTCAACATAATCTATCCAATCATCATCCCTAGTTAATTCATGAGCAAAACAAAGTCCATTTTTCGTCATTTCTTCAGTATTATCTAAATCTTGAGTGGCTCTGAAATTCAAGTCTCTAATAGAACTCTTGAAACCTTCCTTCATTATTTTATAACCAGTGGCTAAGTCGGTGATGTGTACCAACCAATCATTTTTCTGAAGACCAGTCTCACTAGCTTTAGGATACCAAGTATCTTTTCTTAAATAACGATAAGTTCTATTAGCTAAATCTGATGGTTTATCTTGAGTACCTAAACTACGCATTGCATCAGAAGTCATTTTATCAAGATATTCTAAAACATAATTCTTGTTTATAGCTTTTTCTATTTCTTCTGTTATGATTCTGTCTATGTTGACCATATGTTTTTTTATAAATATTTGTTAGGGGTCTAATTGTATATAGTTACCTTATTTTATCTCCATCTTTCATCCCATCCAGAATGGTCATCATCCTCATAATACTCTAAATCATCCATATCTGGGTTAATTAGACTCTTTAAAGCATTTGCTACCATTCCATTATCTTCGATTGGTGTCTGCTCACCATTCTCATCAATAACTATGCTTGTAATGAATACTTGATAATCTCCCTCAACTTCATCTGGGTCATCAGGAACATCATAATCATTGCTTTGCATTCCTCTTACCAAATATCTATTGTCTTCAATCTCGTAATCAATGCATGCAATGATATTTCCTTCATCATCAAGTGGAACATCTACATAGTTTTCTCCTTTGTTTGATGGGATTTCTGTGCTAGATAAACGTTCAACTATCCTACTCAATAGTCCATTGTTATCAGCATTCTCTTTTAAAATCTTCTGAACCGTAGAAGAAATTAATCTGTGCAAATCAGATTCAACTAATCTTAATACCATATCTAAATATTACATTTTTTTAATAAATATAGTATTAATCTCATTTATTTAAATAAAAAACATCATTTATAATTTCAGTCCATTTTTTTTTATAAACCCTGTCCGGATGTGCTGGTATTTTTTTACTATACTTTCCGCTATGATATGCCATTTCATATTCAGACATAAAAATGGGTTTTTTAAAAATAATTGCTAAATATCTTTTAAAAACCTCATAATGGCATTTTTTTATCTTTTTCTTTGAAAAGAAGTCATAGCAACTAACCCATCCTTTCTTATTATATACTATCCAGGGACGAAGCGGAAGTCTATTTTCAGTTTTTAAAAAAGAAAAATATTCTTTTCTTGTTTTAATATTGTTTAATTTTAATATTTTTTTAGCATCATCATATGAAAAATATCTTTCATTTTTTTCTTTATCACTAACATATTTGTTACCAAAAAAATCTCCCCAGCTAACCCATTCTTTTCTTTTTAAAAAGACTTTTTTAGGACAAAGTGGTAAACGTTTACTGAATGATTTGTTATCATTTAAAAACTTTTTGTACTCTGAATATGAGCAAAACTTTAAATTATTTTCAGTAATAAAGTTTTTCGTTTCTTCATATGAATATTGGAAAAGTTTTCCTCCCATCCCTCCACTTTCACCTCCATCCAACTGATTAACTATATTACCGTCAACTCTATACTTTTTTATCCAAAAAATTTCCCTTTCTTGCCAATTATCTTCATTAACTTCTTCTATTAACTTAACATTAACTTCATATCCATTTTTATAAACTTTTCTAATCCAATTACATTTATGACTTTTTAATTTTTTAGTTAATGCATCACATTTGTGTTCATTTAATCTAGTGAAAATACTATTTTTAGTTTTTCCAATATACCTAATAATACCATTTTCACTAGAATACAATCCATAAATATAGTACTTCATAATGTCATTTATTAATAAATATTATGAACAACCCATAAGTACTACTTATAACCAAAAATCATTTTGTTGATGTAACTATTTTATCAACATATCCCAAATCTATAGCTTCATTGGCTTTCATCCACCTATCTCCATTTTCGCACAACTGTATAGTTTCTTCTATTGATTTACCGCTATTTTTTGCAAGTACTTCATATAAATCATTTCTAACAGATTCCATTTCTTGTAAAGCAATTTTACTATCTGTATATTTTGAATATCCGTTATAACTAGAAGGTTGATGAATCATAAATCTTGAATATGGTAATATAAACCTTTTACCCTTTTCTCCATTTGATGCTATTACTGCTGCCATAGATGCTGCAATACCAAGAACAGTTGTAGATACATTACTTTTTATAAAATCCATGACAGATATTAATTGTAGCCCGCTATAACAATCTCCGCCTCCTGAATTAATATAAATGTTTATATCCCTATCTTCAATTGAATCTAAATATAATAATTGTGCCGTTATTATATCCATAGACTCTGGCGTGACTTCTCCACTCAAAAATATAATCCTATCATACATTAATCTTGAAAAAACATCAAGTTGCGCAACATTCATTTTTCTTTCTTCAAGAATAAACGGAGTTGCTGAATCTTTAATTTTGGCATCTAGTGCTGATGGCCTTACATTTGTTTTATCAAATGCGAACTGTCTAAAATCTTTTACTAATTTATCCATTTTTCTTTTCGCTTAAAATTTTTAAAACCATTTTTACTATAACATCTGCTGCGCCGTCAATAGGCTGTATATAGTGATAAATCTTATATTTCTCCAGAACATTCTTTACTGCTTTATCTACCTCCTTTGCTTCCTCTTCTGTTTGAACTCTACCCTCACTCTGATAAGCAACTCCACGTTCAAGCAAAAAATTGTAATTTTCAAACTTATTGAATTGTTCCATTATAAGGGTGTGGAATGCTTCGCTATTCTCCTTATCATACACAATTGATATTGGTAGAGGCGAATCGCAGATGATTACGTCAACCTTATCTTTCAAACGCCATATCTTATGGAATTGTTTTCCGAAAATGTAAATCTGGTCGTCCATAGTCTTAAATGACTCTTCCCAAACCTTATCTTTGGCAAACTCAAGTGCCATTTCACAATTTACATTTCTCATTTTTAGTTCAGCAAACACCTTTGCTGCTGTAGTACTTTTGCCAACACCTGGACCCGCAAATAAATTAATTACTATTGCCATATTATTCAAGTTCTAATTTCATGTCTCCAGTTAGTTCTATATTGTTCATTCTAAGCCATCCCTCAACAGCATATTTAATCTCATATCTTGTCATTTCTGTATTTGGGCGACCTATAAACCTATTTAAAACTTCTTGTAAACTTTTCCTTTGTTTTTCGGTTAATATGCCATAAAGAAAAGAATAATCATACTGTTCGTATTCAAATTTTTTCATAACTATTAATTAAAAATGTTGTCATTCTTCTTCCTCTGCTGACATATAAGGCTGTTTATTCCAAATTGAGCAGATACATTTTACCATATCATGTGAATCATCTTCACGAAATGATTTCAGCCATTTAAAATTTCTATATGTTTTAACCATGCCTTTTTATTCTTTCTTCAATTTTCATAATTGTACTAAAGATACCATACCTATTCATATTAATTGCCTTACAATAGGCTTTTGTAAAAGTTTTAACCTTTTTATCAATAATATATTCCTTCTTCATCGTTTTCTTGCATAAATAATAGTTTTCTTCTGTTCCAATCTTTACATACCATTCTAGTTCTTCTAGCATGACACAAACCAAGAGTTTTAAACGCTTCTTCAATTTTTTTGTACGTTACCACTTTACTTTCCATTTGCCCTTATTCTTATTTCTGCAATTTTGCAATAATCTTCGTTAGCATCAATGCCAATATAGTTTCTTTTCAAGTCCATAGCAGCCAGAGCTGTTGTTCCACTACCTATGAATGGGTCAAGAACTAAGTCACCCTCATTAGTCCAAGTCTTTATGTGTTTGAAAGGTATATTATATGGAAAAACTGCTGGGTGCTTTAGTTTTTTGTCACCTAAATCGTAAACAATCTTGTTCTGAGCAACAGACATATCCCAAACGTTATACTCAGTTGTTTCATTGCTTACAAAGTAGTCAATGTCCTTTCTTCCTTCTTCACCTCCAATCACCTTAACAGTTGACCTATAATGTTTTCCGCTTTCGACACATTTTCTCATTATTGGATTGAAAGTCTTAGGCTTACCCTTTGAGAAAACAAACATATACTCAAAACATTGTCTGTATCTTGGCTGTTTAACCTCTGGCATAGGATTTGTCTTTCTCCAAATCATCGTGTCATTCAGATTAAGACCAATATCTCTGAAATAAAGGGCTTGTTTGAATGGTATGCAAGATTCTGAGCCTTTCTCAGTCTTATCTCCTACAACCCAAACAATAACACCTCCTGGTTTAAGAACCCTATTAAGCTCATTTGCTATTTCTTTGAATTTATCGTGATTCCATCCTATTAGAGTGTTTCCATAATGTCTAAGGTTACTATAAGGAGGTGACGTTATAATCATGTCAACACATTCTGTATCTATATTTTCTAAAACATGTGTTGCATCACCACAATATATTTTATTCGTTTCAATCATATTACCATATTTCTATGCATTTATTAATTGCTTTTATTTTACCACCACTCATATCTCGCATTTTACAGTATTTATGAGTTATTGATGTTTTTCCTTCTTCATTGGCGTTACTCCAGCCTGCTAACATCTTATGGAATATTTTGAAAGAATGAATTAACTCATCAATATCAACATATATTCTTCCAGCTTCCAAAGAATACCTATCTTTAAGTATTTTCCTGATGTTTTGTTCTGTTAACATTTTTCTTTTCTAACATTAAGAGTTTTATTTCATCTATATTGTTCTTATAATCCTCTATACTGTATAGTTTAACACCATAAGTTTCACAAGTGACTCTTACGTTATCGTATCTATAAAAACTTTTTGGACAGAATACTATGAGTTTTCCGTCCCTGGCGTGAAGACCAAGTTCCAAGAGAGAAATTGGAGATTTAGAGTTACCCAATATGTTCATTATTATATAATCTGCTTTCTCCATATGCTCCAATTCCCAATCAATCTGTCTTACAATCTCCTTAGAGCCTGCATCCTTATCCCAATTATTTCTTCTAGGGTTAAACACATTAACACCTATTTCATTGGAATAATCAGATATTTCTTTCTGCCAATCTAATGATTCGCCATTGTCAATTGTTCCCGCTAGGAAAAAAGTAATTCCCAAGTCATCGTATGACTCTAATCTGTTAGGTGCTTCTACTACCATAGTACTTCTGCGTAAAATGTGCTACAAAACTTGTCATATGTTTTAACTAACTCTTTATGCTGTTGTTGTCTTTCTTCAAAAGTGACTTTTTTTCTATTACAACGTGCCGCTTTCAACTTTATTAACCTTATAAAGTTTTTAACAAACGAATCTTCATCACTAATAGAAACTATTTTTATTCTTCCTTCGTTACATTTTTCTATTCTATTCTTTATATCATCTTTTGTAAGCATATCAATAGTTAATTTTAATGCATTTACGCCAAATTCTCACTTGTTTTTTAAATCTTTCGTTAGCGCATACATTGTTATGAGAATTGTACAAGGTATGCAACAATTTAATTAATTTTTTATGTTCATTAATAAGTGTTTCATCGTTAACCAGTATATCAACCTCACATTCCCCGAATGTTTTTTTTATAAAAGCAATAATATCATCCTTTTTTATCATATTCTAATATTTTGGTTCAATGGCCACATTTTCAATGACATCTTCTGCTGCTTTATGCAATTCTATTGTCTTATAGTCAGGAGTTTTATTCATATTTTTTAATGCATATGAAATTTTTTTAAACGACTTATATCCATCAACAAGTTTTTTATTATCACAATCATCCCTTAAAAAAGCAAAATGGTCTACCATGCTTTTATTTAAGTCAATTATCACTTTTGCTGTTGTAAGCATCTGAAATACGTTTTAAAGATATATTGTAATATTCCTCTACTTTTTCTACCCCAATAAAATCTCTATTATTTAATAGTGCCATTTTACCAGTTGTTCCGCTACCCATAAATGGGTCAAACACAGTATCTCCTTCATTAGACCAACTCAATATATGGTCTTGCGCCAACTTTTCCGGAAAAATTGCAGGATGCTTAAAAGCGTTTCTATCTTTTGTACTTCCGTTAAGTCCTACTGAATAATACCAAATATTTCTTCTAGGAACTTCTTCGTTAATATCAAAACTGAAATCTTTCTTTACAGAGAATTGCCCATCCTTATCCCTGTTAAAACGCTTTTCTTTTCTAAAGCATCTTTTATCATTCCATTTGTTGCTTCTTGGTTCTTTTAATATGTTCGTTGTCTTTGGCTTACCCTTTGAAAACACAAACATATATTCGAATGATTGTTGGTATCTTGTTCTTGCATTTGGTACTGGATTATTCTTCGCATATATCATTGTATCGTGCAATTTAAATCCAATTTCCATAAAGTATAGTGCTTGCTTAAACGATGTGCCAGTTTCAGAACCATTTTTCATTTGGTCATTTACAACCCATACAACAATGCCTCCATCGTTTGTTATCTCATACAATTTTTTGGCAACCTCTTTGAAAACATCATTGTTCCAAATCAAAGTTCCATTGTAGTCATATATATCATCGTAAGGTGGGCTAGTTACAGTCAAATCAACCTTTCTACCTTGTTTGATTAGTACATCCATTGATTCAATGCAATCACCCAGGAATAAATCAAAATTAGCCATTTAAAACCCAAAATGGGAGTCTTCTTTCGAAGATACTCCCATATCATTTACTTGTATTAATTTGAAATAGCACTCGCACTATTTGTTAAGTCTATACCAGTATCTTCTTTGTATTCTTCATTAAGAGCAGTCATAGACTTAGCAATACTACTATCAAGTGCAAGGCTTGCTTCTGCAACACTTGCAGCACATCTATATGCAGTAATACCTGTATTAATTACATCGTAGTTGTTATAGAACTTCTTCTTTGATGTAAAACCTCTGTACTTAATACCGATGTCGTTTGCATCTTTAGCATCTGAAAGGTCATTACCAAGATAGATAAAATCCCAAGAGTATTTGTTTGTCTGCTCCTTAATTCTATCCTTAACGTCTTTCAAATTATACTCAGTTGAAGAGTTCTCTCCACCGTCTGTTATAATAACGATGAGGTTTTTGCTAGGACGCTCTGACTCATCCATATTAGCAAGCCACTTACCAACATCATCAACAGCAGTTCCGATGCCATCGTATAATCTTGTCATTCCGCCTACAAAGTAATCCAAATCTTTTACTTCGTCAAGTTTCTTTCCGAGATAAACTTGTTTTACGCCACTGGCAAACTCATAAAGAGAAACAATACATTCACCATCCTTAACAGCCTTTTGTTCCTCGATAGTCTTGCGGAAACCGCCAATAACGTCCTTTTCGCTTCCAGCCATCGAACCACTTGAGTCGATGACAAAGCATACGTGAATTAACTTATCCTTCATTTAATATTTAATTTTTCTTGTTATTTTTCTTCTCTCGTTTCGCCAAACGCTCTTCTTCTTTTCTGCGTCTTTCTTCGTCCTCAATCTGTTCAATAACAATGTAAGACTCTTCCGCAATATCAACATAATTAGGATATTTGCGTCTCATTCTAAAGATTTCCCTTGAAAAATCTGTGTCAACGTTTAGTTTATCCTTCTCTGTGTCATAAGAAATGTTAGATATTACTCCCTCCATTAACAAATTCTTGTGTTCGTCTGAAAGTCTATCAAATGCTTCCTCATAGACCGTAAGAACAACGTCCTTCTTCGTCAAGAAATGTGTAGTAGCGTTTGCTCTCTGCACCTTTAAGATAGATTTAGCCTTCGTGACTGACAAAACCTTTAAATCAATACCCATTTGGGCAAGTCCTGTCTCTTCGAACTTGTCTTGTGCCAACTCAGCAATGTCGGCTGCTGTTTCAAATATCTTCATACTCGTTTTAGTATTTATTTTAATGAAATTTAACAAATATTTTATATAATCACTACAAATATACACAAAAAAATCTAAAAAAAGAAATAAATTAGATAAAAAATGTCAAAAATATGAGTAAACGTCCAAAACGCAACATTTTTCACATTATTTTAACAAGCAATGGAAAAATGATTAAAACTCTGTATAATTGCGCCTCAGAAATGCTTGTAAATGAGAAATTTGACGAATTAATTACTGAAAACAAAAATGTAAGGTTTCCGGTAAGATATATAAACATTGGCAAACTTGTCAATGCCAACTACGAATTATATATTATTAGGAGAAATGACGATAAAACAAAGGCAACAAAATTGAAAGACGAAAATGGTAAGATAATTAACTTTGAAACCAATGATGAAAACTGGATAATATATGACAGAGAAAACTATGATAAGGAAGAAACATTTTGGGTTTATGGCTATCACCCTGTTTTTCAGAGAAAAGACTTCAATTGGATTTACGAAAACTTAATAGCAAACGATTTAAGTAAATATAACTTCAAGCAAGTACTAGTCTATCAGAATAAACTCCTTATTTCAAGAACATCTTCACTTGAAATGGTAATGTGTAAAAATGAATCAGACTGTATAAGATTATTTAATGAATTAGAGAAAGAATCTGAAAAGAATAGATTAAAATATGTATTATTTGCTGGTGATGCTTATCACAGCAAACTTAGGAAAAATTGGTTTCAAAAAATTAAAAACCTAACATCTTGGTCAGATTTAAAAATTCGTAGAAACAGTCTTAGACCATAAAAAAAGCGAGAAGTAACTATTCTTCTCGCTGTTCTTCTTCTACAGTAAATATAATATTAAGATTTTCAAATTTTACAATCACATCATTATCAGATGGAGTAAATTCTTTTCCTTCAGGTTTATTCCTATAATAAAGGTCTTCATCAATCTTCTTCAATTGCTCTTTCGTTACTTTTACTACCAAATCATTTTCATTTGATAAGCCATTGTCTAATAAGAACTTAGATATATAATCACCTAGTTCAAATATTTTATTACTACTTAGCGATAACTCCATAATATTCATCAAATGCTCTTTTTATATCAACGCCATCATCCCAAAATGGTATTGGCTGATTTTTATCATATTTTGGTAAGCCAAATTCTTTGCATTCTTTAATCCAATTTTCTTTTATTGGACTTATGCATACTGCAATTGCATCGCCTCTACCATTATCAGTGACAAAGCCTAATTTTTGCTTTTTACCTTCATCTGTAATCCTAAATAATTTATTATCTTCAACTATATATTCCATACTTATTCAATTGTAAATGTTATTGCCCAAGCTGAAACATCATCTTGAACATCAATGACAACATCAGTAACACAACGCCAACCCGCTCCTGCTTCCTTCATAGCATCAAGGCATTTAATAACGTTTTTCATATCATCATCAACAAAATCACCAGACCCGTTTTTACCTTCATCTAATTGGAAGAAATATTGATATTTTCCATTAGTTCTTATGGCATAAACATAATTTACAGGACGTGCCTTATTTTTTATTTTGTTCACAGCACCTATAATCTTAGATACTTTTAGTAATTCCTCATCATTTATGAAATCAGCCTTTTCTCCATTGAAATAATATAGTTTATATCCATAATCATCATATAATGTATACTCATCGCTGGACATATAGGAGTTAAACTTTCCATTATTGAAGCGATTTCCTATAACTGCATCTTTAATGGCATATAAATCTTTTATACTTGCAGTTGTTCTTAGCAACTCACTTGCTTCTGCTGCTGTGTCAATTCTATTCTTAAAAACTTCTCCTGTGTCTTCAACAAACTTTTTTCCATGAAATAAAAGTCTCTCTACAACATACTTAACTTTCTCATACAATGTGCTCTTCATCTTTCGTGAACATTTTTTTAATCTTATTTTTATAAAATCTTAACTTATAGTTTAAAACTTCATTGAAGGTTAGTTTAACCTTTTTCTTTCCGCTAACAACGTCTTTGATGTCTTGCCCAAGTTCTCCCTTAAGCATTTCAGCCCAGCGATTCTTCTCAGACTCAACAGCACGTTCAGTCATAAGTTTGTCGTTTTTCCAACCTCTTAACTCTCTATTTAGTTCGTAATCTCCACTCATATTATTATTCGTTACTATTTACTCTTTCCATCATTTCTTGGAATGTATGTATCAACCAGTTTCCACCCGATGCAATTAATCCATCAAAGAATATTACAATAGGCCATAAGTTTTCAGCATACAATACCATATTCATAGGGGTAAATGGAGCATACGGGAAAAATATAAGGTTAACAGCACTCAAAAACATACCAACCCATGTTGGCAAGCATATCATACAAGAGAACATTTCCTCTAGCATATTGTGCTCATGTTCTTTTAAATATGCGTGCATATTTATGAATATGTGAAATGGGCCATTTGCATACACTATTATATTACAAATGCCGTATACCAATAAGAAAAATATAATTAGATTCATCCTTCAAAATAATTAAAATCTGCCCACGCAACAACGTTATCATTTTCCTGGTCGGCAATTATCCATTTTCCTTTTTCTTTATCGTAAAAACCTATTCCAATTCCATTACCATAATCTGCCTTTGTCCAACAGATATACATTTTTCTAAGTTCTGGCAACGCATCCTCTACTTTAATCCACTCTACCATAGTTATTCGCTTTTATCTTCTGTTATTGTTTCTTCTGCCACCACAACATTCTCTTCTTTCTTTCTCTTGGTGTATTTTCTCTTTGGCTTCTTTTCTTTTTCCTCTTCTATTATGAATTTCAACCTCAGAAGTTTCTCAAATGGCTCTCTTTTGAAAAGTTCCTTAAGTTCGTTCACCTTATCATTGAGAAGTTGTATTTTCGACTCAGCATCCTTATTTGCTTCTATAGTTTCTTTGATAATTGAAAAAATATCATCCAGAGACACTTTATTCATATCACCATAGTAGTAATACTCTCCGACACTTTTCTCGCTCTTAGCAGGCTTTATATTGCCATCTATCGAAGGATAAACCTGCCACCTAGGTGGGAAATTAACTTTTACAATAAGAGCATCGTTAAAATATTCGATTCCTCTAAAGTAATCACCCAATTTCAATATTTCATCCTGTAACATTATTATAATAATTTGAAAATCTTATCTTTACATAAAAGATAAAAAAAAATGCCTAATAATAAAGTATTATTAAGCATTTAATTTGTTATTTATAAACTTATTTTGTTAAATCGAAAGTTATTGAACCACCTGCCATTATTCCCCATTGCTTATTGCAAACATCATATCCTGCTGTTACTGATGGCCCGACTGCAAATCTATCCCAGAAGGTTTTCTTTTTCTTTTTAAAAACTGTAACATCACTAATGTCAGCATTATGTCCTTCATCACCAATTGTTATATGGTTTTGTCCATTTTCAAGTTCTTTATTAACAATGGTGTATTTTGTTGATGTTTTAATATCCAATGAATACCAATTTGGTTCTTCTGATGAATTAATTTTTAATTTATAATTCATCGTATCGTTTGGATTGACATTTGTGTATTCAAATGTTTTAGGCTCTTTAATACTATCTTTATAAACAGTATCGTGTTTTTCCTTAATGATTACTTTACCAGTACTATATTGCTGCTTTGCAGTAAATTGTACTAAATAATCAATCCTGTCTCTACTAGCCTCAAGAGAATCATATAGTTGCCTATTCCTCTTTTTTAGTTCCTTAATGCTTGTTTCATAATAGATTTTGTTATAGTTATTTACACTATCCTTATACTCTATCTCAGCAATTTTTTTACTTGCTTGAGATAGTTTATAATGTGTAAACGCCACCAAACCTAATATTATTAGCAAACACGCCATAAAAATGGCAAGGCACTTTCTTGATACTGTGTTTCCCATATTAGTTATTTAATATTATTTGCTGTCTCAAATCAAGAAGAGGCGTTATTACTCTTGCATGACTTTCAATTATTCCTCTTATATACTCATTATGAAATTTAGGGGTGTCATGAAAAGCAACTCCAATAAATCCTAATGGAACTCCATTTGTTGTTACATATACAACTGCAAGGTGTTTTCCTCCAATTGCTGCCATTTCTTCAGCAAATCCTTTGTCAATTTTTGCAATTTCTTCAATATCTCCATACATATATCCATGTTCAGCCACATAATGAGGAAATTTATAAAGTGTTAAAGGTACATTCTGGAAATTAATTCCTTCTCTATTGATATGTTTACTATCGTTCACTTCTTCGTAAGACATATCAGCATATCTAAAAGGCAATCCTGTTGAGTTTCTTTTTCCATTATGCATTTCAAAAATAAACACTCTGTCAGCATCTAATGAATAGCAAAGAACTTCAATTTCTTTCTGTATTTTTGGTGTTACTTTATCGTCTCTTATGTCTTGATTCTTATTTTCTTTATCATCTTGTGCTTTTGTTACTTTTTGAGCAATTGCATCTATAAACGCATCACTTGTAAGTGCCTTATAAGACATTGATGCTGCTATTATAAATGTAACTGTGATAACTGCTACACAAGAAACTTTAAAAATTGAATAAAATGAAGCGTTTGCAAGAAAATTAAAAGCGTCTTTGAATGGGCCAATATATTTTGCAACACCTTTCTTATCACTACTTGGTCCAGGAACATTAACGTTAATAATGTTCTGTCCACTCATTTCACTATTTTTTTTCATTTCAGTTTCAAATACGTTTAAAAAAAGCCTTATTGTTAATTATTTCATCAACTGTCTAGCCTTATTAATCATATCCGAAAACTCTTTATTTTCATTTACTCTTGATTGAGCGTTAGTTGTTGTGAAGTAGTCCTTGCTCTTATAATCATATAGAGCCTTAATTCTCTTCATTTCCTCATTAACCTGAGTTTTATTCAACTTTTTCGTAACATTAGGCTTTTTATCAGTCCATTCTACAAGATACTCATTATCAGCAGTATCTTTCATGATAAATCTTTTACCTTCTACCTTAAATTCATCAGGTACTTTAGAAAGCATATGCCCTTCTGATAGGAACTGGGTATGCTTAAATTGGATTTTGCTAATTTTCTTTGATTCAAACATAGTGTCGCTGTTTTCTTCTGTTTCTTTCTTATATTTGCTGCTAACCAAGCCATCTGTCTTACTCTTATCTTTTTCTTTTTTGGCTTCTTTAGCGTGGTCGGCAATGTCCTTACTTAAATTGTTTGAATCATAGTAAGCATTACCAAAAGGCTCGTCTTTATGGAGCTTCTCATTCTCTGCTGAAGTATAACCCTTTGTCTGGGATTTTACTTTCTCTTTAAATGGCTTTGATATTGAATCATAATCAAGGTCAGACATACCTCTGTTATTAGCCGGGGTTACAGCAACACCTTTCTTGTTTTCTGCACCCAAACCTCCGTCATACGCTTCAGTCTCTTTCTTAATGTCTTGATAGGCCTGGTCGTTGATTTTCTTGTTATCCTTTGGTACATTTTTGCCAAAGACTGGTTCAAACTCATTCTTTGACTCTACTCTTTCCTTGATAATCCTTCTCAAATCGCCTACATTATACTTTCTATCCATATATTTGATTTTTTATAATTATAAATATCCTTGAATTTGTGTTAAATACAATCCACGTAGCATTTGTTCGAACATTAGTTGCGTTCTTTTGCCTTTATTTGTCTCAGTTTTTAACTTTTCGTCTATTTCTTTTACAGCATTTACAACTTTTACATTGTCTAAAATACCATGCTCGTCATAGTAATCTATCATACTCTATGTTTTGGTATTGATGTAGAATTATTTTTTCCTCCACCACGCTTCATTGCCGGGCCTAAGAAACTGCTATCTTCAACTTTTGAAGAACCCTTATCGCCTGTAGCATTATATAAATCTCTTCCGTGATTAATTATATCTGTATCACTTTTTTTTTTCTTTTTATCTGTTAAACCTTTTCCATGAATAACAGTATTACCATTACCTTCTGGCTCATTTAGAGTAGATGTTGCGCCAGCTGCCATACCTGAGCCATTACCAATGCTTGAACTAAAATTAATAAGGCCTCCACTGGCTCCTCCTGCCCCTCCAGCTGTTGCTTCTTTTAATATTTTTTTCACAGATTCCTTGATAATTCTATGTAAATCTGATTCTGTAAGTTTAATTACTTGTTTCATAATGTGTTTACTATATTATATATTCTTTTATCTTGTCCAAATGCCCAAGGCATACAACCAACTGCATCTATTGGAATCCATTGGAATGGTTCATTTTCACCGTCTCCTTTTCCTGGTTGATGTTCATCTATTGTGCCTCCTAAAACTGCCATAAAATTCTTTCCAAGGCAGATTCCCCAACGACTTTCATACTCTTCATCACCAATATCGTTTAACAAAGATTGGTCGATAACCAAGCCACTTTCTTCTCTAACTTCTCTAACAGCAGCATCTACTACTGTTTCGTCAAAAATTTTATCCCCTACTTGTCCAGTTGGAACATTATATAAACCTCCATTATTATATCCTCTTCTTTTTCCTCCTAATATGCAAGTATTTCCCTTTTTATCTTTGCAAAAAACATATGTTGCAACTGAATCATATTGCTGTGGTCTTACTTCGTTTTCTAGAGACTCATCAATTTTCTTTTTTTTACCATTCTCGAAAAAATATGTGTAAAGTCTTTTAATCTTTTGTTCAAAATTTTTTCTTGGAACTTTATATTGCAAATAATGCATTGATTTCATATTTCCATCAGCATCATTTGGCTCATCTATATTCTCTTTTTTAGAAATAATGTCTCTATCCATCATTTTGTTCAAGAGAATACTTTTACTGATGCCGTGAGTCTTAAAAAAACCACTTGGCTTTGCATTAATAGGGTCATCCAGTAGGTCTTTTATAAAATTCTTGACTTCAGTAAAAAACTTATAAAAGGTAACTTCTTCCTCTTCGTTTTCTTTTATAAGAATTAACTTATTTTCATTTATATATACCTTCATTATGCTCTTGATACACTTGATTTCCAGAAATTATTTCTTTGCCACAATATCTTGAATAATTCACTTACAACCTCAGAACTTAACTCTTTAACCTTCTGTTTAAATTCACGAGAAGATAATGTAGAGTTTAACTTGCTGCTAATCATAGAATTAACATCAGATTTACTAAGTTCCTCACTTATAATTTGTTGTAATTTCTTCTCGTTTTCGTTCATAGACAATATTTTTATATAAATATCTTTTAGACATAAAAAAACCCCTACTAGTAGGGGTTTCAAACAAAATAACAAAAATAAAAAATCTAAAACGTTGAAAAATTTAGTTCCTTTCGGATACCTTCTTTAATTTATCCATTAAATCACCATCTTGAACAAGACCTTGTTTCCAGTTTAAAAATGCGTCACGAATCTTACCAAGTGTTCTTGAATTAGAATCTGTTAACTGCAAGCCTTCTGACCAAATATAAATACCCTCAGAAGATGGGTCATTAAATCTGAATTGGAAACTTGTATTCATTGATGGAATTTCACCGTTCAATACCAAATCATCTGCATCAGGATAATATAATAATGAATCATCATTGAATTTAACCTGTTCTCCTATTGTTTTAAGAATTGATTCCTCTTGTGATACTCTAACATCACCGAATTGAGGTGTTTTCTTAGTTATAGGAAAAGATTTTTCATGCTTATCATCATTAAATTCTTTATCCTCATTTAACTTTTTTTTTTGATTTTCTGCTTCTTCCATAAGAATCTTTGCACGTGTCAAAAAATTATCTTCTTCCGTAATAACGGTTTCAAGAGGCAAAGGTTTAACTGTTGCCTTTTCAACTTTTGTTCTTTCAACACCTTCTCTTATAGTTTTAAGCATTTGCTTTGTAAAATCTGTTGCCATATTTAAAAATCTATCATTTGTCCATTCCAAAGATAACCAAAGTTTTGGTTAAACTTTCTTATTATTTTCTTAGCGGTACTTTCTTTTTTCTCTTCGACAACTTCTACTTCATCAACCTTTTCTTCAACTGGAGCAATAACAGATGGGTCGCCATTAATAACTTCTGTTTTTGTAACAACTATTTTGTCATCGCTTTTCAATTGTTTAAAAGCACTTTTTACTTCTGTATCAGTAGCTTTTGTTAGGTCATACTCCCCTTTTTCATCTTTAAACTTTTCTAAGTCAACTGTCTCAATTACTGCTGGCTCATTAACCTCTTCAGCAATTTTTGGCAATTGTTCCTCAGTAACCTTTGTAACCTTCTTAGTTTGTTTCTTCGTTGAAGATTTTTTAGCTGCTTTCTTTTCTTCTCTCTTTTCAGCAACCTTCTTTTTTATTTCGTCTTTTTTAGTAGCCATTATAACATTAATTTATAATAAATATTATTTAAATATAAAATCTGCTCCTTCAATAAGCAATATCTCAGACCTTAATTTGTTTAAACCAACCATTTTTATTTGTCTTACACGTTCTTTGGTGATTCCAAGTTCATTGCCTATTTCTTCCAGGTTTTTTTCTTTCTTTCCACTTATGCCATAATATTCTTCTATTATATATCGTTCTCTTTCTGAAAGGACTGAAAGAATTTTATCAATTATTCTTTTTTGATTCTTTTGTAATTCACGTTTTTCTTCATCCTCTTCATTTGAAAGAACCACTTCTTTTTTTGTAACATAATCGTCTTCACTGTCTTTCATGGTTCTATCATTTATAACAGTGTTTAATGAATCCTCTTCTTTCTCAATACTAAGAGTCATTTGTCTTTTCTTTATGAACTCTTGCATTGCGTTTCTCACCCACCATACAGCATAAGAAATAAACTTAACATCCTTATCTGGGTTAAACTTTTGAATTGCTTTCACTAACCCTAAATTTCCCTCAGAAATTAAATCAGAAATTGCTGCACCATTTCCTTTATATCGACTGGCGATATTAAATACGAATCTGAGATTAGCAGTAAGTATCTCATTCTGAGCATTAATATCGCCATTCTTTGCTTTATAGATTAATTCCTTCTCTCTAGCCCTTGTAATTGGTTTATATCTTTTCAACTCATCATAATAGGTTTTAACGGTGGTGCTAAAATCATTAACATATTGGTTTGCCATTAAGTTAAAAAATTTACTAAACATTATTTTTTATAAGAGTAATTTTGCTGATATTATCAACCTTTTCAACAATAACATTACTTGTAGCCCAGGACTTTACTGCATCCAAATGACTTATCATAAATATAAAGTCATAATTTTTTAACATCTTATTTATAAGATTATGGATGTTTTCAAAGTTCTCTTGTGCAACACGTCCAGTTATTTCATCCATCAAAACGAAACTGTTACGTGGTATTGTTGATAACTCTGCAAGTACAGACCTTAATGCTAATGAAGCAGCGGTTAATTCAAATCCGCTTCCACTTGATAAGTCAGACCTAACACCATCTTTAATAAGATAGAACATTACATCGTTCTTAACGTTAATTCCTACTTCCACATCAAAGTCACACACATCACTTAATAATTGAGATAGTTTAGCATTTATAATAGGTAATGTCTTTCTGAATACCATCTTAGAAATACCATTCTTTCCTACCATTTCAAGATATATCTTCCAGTTTCGTATCAATTTTTCCTCTTCTTCCATTTTAGATAAAATTTCAACTCTATCTGAAATGTCCTTCTTGAAATTCTCAATCTCATTTTCTCTATTAAGAATGTTTCTCAAATTAATTTCCTTCTGATTTCGCTTATCCTTTAAGTGAATTTCGTTGTTGTTAATTTGTATTGATAGTTTGTTATTATTATCAATTGCCTCACTGTTTTTATTATACTCCTTCAAAGTATTTCTTGCATCTTTCAATGCTTCCCTTAGTTTAGACATTGATAACTCTAACGCTGCATTTGACATTGTAAGCCTTGACTTCTCATTATACAAATCTCTGTTAGATTTCATTGAATTAATGAGTTTGTCAGTTTCTTCAATTTCCTTGCTTACCTTTTTACCTTCATCTACAATTCTTGAAAGTTCCTTTTCTGTTTCCTTTATTTGCTCTGTATTGTCCACGTTATCAAGTTTCCTTTTACACACTGGACAATATTCGCTTTTCTTAAGGTGCTCCAAGTTGTGACTAACATTTCTGTGTTCAGCAAGCAACGTTCCACGCTTTTCAACTAAACTTGTCAAACTTGTAACTGCATTATCAAACTTTTCAACTGAAAAATCAATTTCACCTATTTCTTTGATTCTTGCATCAGCCTTTTCTACTTCGTATTTCTTTTTAAGACCTTCATTTGTAAGATTTTCAATTCTTGCATTGAGTGTTGAAATATCTACTTTAAGCAAACTCTCATCAACTGCTTGTTTTGACTGAATAAGTATATTCTTATTATTTTCAAGATTTTCAATTTCTTTATCCAGTTCTTTATTAGCCTTGTTGATTTCGTCAATTATCTGCTGATTATTCTTTATCCTAACCTCAAATGCAGTTTTCTCTTGTTTTAATGCTTCGCTATTGTACCTATTTGATAAAAGATATGGTTTTATTTCAGAATTATATTTTTCTCTTGCGTACATATTCTTTTCTTCAATAGGCAGCAAACCAATCCAGCGTGAAAGTATTCTACCTCTTTCCGTTTCCTTCATTCCAATTAAAGAATCAAGGTTTGACTCAGTGATTGACATAATAAGGTCGAAGTCACTTTCCCTACCTAATGCTTCTTTAATAACCTTATTGGTTTTAGCTGTATTTTCTTCTTGTTGGTTATCTATATAATCTTCAAGTTCCTCTCTTCCATCACCTACTATTTTATAGTATTCGACTTTCTGTGTAACCTTACTTTTCTCGCTTCTCTTATCCAAAGAAGGCCTTGAAAGTGTCCTCTTAATTATATAGTCTTCACCATCAATGTTAATGCAGCCTTCAACAATAACACTTGAAGCCTCTGGTTTGTGCTTATTAAATATCTTACTTTGAACTTCTGCCTTTTCTGTTTTTCCAAACAATAGGAAATGCAGCAAATCAATGGCAAATGTAGTTTTACCACTCTGATTTGCTGGCTTACCACTTAACAGAACAATGTCTCTAAGATTTGTAAAGTCAAAATAGTTGTCGGCTCCATAAGACAGAAAATTATCCCATCGTACCCACTTGATAGTATATCTCCTATACTTATCGTAAACTTGGTAATCAATTTTTGCATTTATTTCAGAGTCTATTTTTTTAATTAATTCAAAATCATACCCGTCAATATTATTCAACTTAAGATAATCATTAAACAACTTAACTTGGAAATTTGGGTCTTGAATGTTCTGTATAATATCTTTATTAATTGAAATTTCTGACCCACTTTCATCTGCAAGTGTAAAGTCTGGAATAACTCTAATATGCTCTTTTGGAATAGAATACTTCTTACTTGCTTTCAAGATTATGCTGTTTACTTTATCTTTGGAATAATCATAAGGCGAAACTTTCCAATGAAAAGTAATTCTTGAATTATTTTTTATTTTAAGCATAACTATTTCTTAATTATTCTAATTGTTTTCTTTGGTTTTATTGACTCTTCTGTTTTTTCAATTGGTTTGATGCTTTCTTCGCTGGTTGAAGAACGTTTTTTTGTACTTCCTTTTCTCTTTCCCTCTTCTTTTTCCACTCCTTTAGAGTTACTTTCTTCTGTATTCTCATAATTTTCTATTTTTAAAGGTTTATTTTCATTTTTAAAATTATCTTTTGGTGAAACTCCATATTTTGCAATATTGAAGCCATCACGTAAGCAGTTTGCCAAGAATCCATTTATGTCATCAACTTCGTTCACTTTAACGAAATTCATAATGTCAGATTCTAAGCTTCTTGAAATTTCAATAATCATACTCTATGATGTTTCTACAAATATACAAAAAAAATCTGTAAAAAAATAATTTTTTTTAATTATTATTTAAAAATATTAAATTTTTCATATTTTTTTAAAAAATCCGGATATATTCCGGGTAATATAATAATATATTAATATAATATTATACATGGATAAAGAAGGAAGAAAGATATTATTAGGATTAGATGTAAGTACAGCTTGTATAGGTGTTACTTTATTGCTAGATGATGGGTCTGATTATGGTCAAATAATTGAATTGACCCATATTAGCCCTAAAGTATCTTCCAAAGTTAAAGGAATTGAACAACTTTTTCTAAAAAAACAGATTTTTGAAAAGTTTATAGAAAAGTTTAAAGGAATAGGAATTGATGAGGCTGTTATTGAAGAGCCTCTTTTGAGAAGCAACAACATTAACACTTGCGGAACTCTTTTACGTTTCAATGGAATGATTTCAGATTGTATATATAATGTTCTTGGTATTGTTCCTGAGTATATTTCAAGTTATGATGCAAGAAAATACTCTTTTCCAGAACTTATGGCTATTAGAAAATATGGAAAAGATGGAAAACAATATGAATTTAAGAAAATATTGAATGAAATCACAAACAACAAGTTTGTTCTGTTTGGAAGTTATAGTTGGGAGGTAGATAAGAAAACAGTTATGCAAGGCAAGGTTGCCGAACTATTCCCAAATATTGAATGGGTATTCGATAAAAAGGGAGAACTTAAAAAAGAGAACTTTGATGCATCAGACTCTTATGTTGCTTGCCTCGGTTATCTCAACCAACAGAAATTTGGAGAACTAGACTTTAAAGTGACAAATATAGAAATAAAGCACGTTGGCGAAGAAGTATGTGAACAATCAATTATTGAATATGATGTAAATTATTGGAATAAAACTGTTCATAGAACTACTTACGTAGACCACGAAAAAAGCGAGACCAGATAAGTCTCGCTTTTATTATTTATTGCCATTTTCCATTTTCATACTTTGCGTGATTTTCTCTATCACCTCTATAGAATTTATCATAATCAGCAGTAAGTTTATCCATATTTTTTAATGCTTTTCTAGATGCTGAATTATAAAATGGGCCTTTGCCTTTTATAGCATCAGATACCTCATCATTTGACAAATCATACTGTTTCATTATTCTTGGTCTAATATCTCCTTTAAATCTTTGCCACTGGTCAGTTCTTTTACGCCTTAAACCTTGAGGTAATTTGTCATTCATTGATTGACTACCGGCAAGGTCTGCTGCATTTGCTACAGTTCTCCAGTCAATTTCAGCCAAAACGCCTTTAACTGACTCTCTGATAATATCTTTTAATTCAGTCTCAGTTACCTTTACTTGGTTTTCACCAACCATGTTATTTGTCGGCTGCTCATTGAAATCAGTTTTTTCAAATTTATCCTGGAAATCTGACATTTCTTTCTTTGAACTTCCACGTTTTGCTAAACTATTAATAGCGTTATTGTAAGTTGAAGCATCACCTTTGTTCAATGACTTTTTTGCTGCTAAAGCCATTTTTGCTCTAGTTGCTTCTTTATCTCCATATTCTTTAAGTATGTTCCTAACAGCACCTTCAATAACCATTTTTAACTCTGATTCTGTTAACTTCATTTCTTTTTTCATATTTTTAGATTCATTCTTATGCATTTCATCATGCCAACCATTAGCATGAGAATCAGTTAGATTCTTATACTTACTAGGACTATAAAAAGTATCATTGCAGCCATCAACAGTCTTTGTAGATAATGAAGATTTCTCTCTAGCCTTTTCTGCATATTTTCCTACTTCATTACCTTTCTTAAAACCGTCTTTTTTAAACTTTCTTGCCCTTAAACGTCCTAATGCGTACTGACCTTTCTCAGTATCTCCAATTTCATTAATTCTTTCCATATTTTAATAATTCCAAAGCCAAAGTGCCTTTTTCAAGTATTCTACCTGAGAATCGGTTAAGTTATCTTTATCCAAAGACATATCCTTCCACATTTCTCCCTGAGTATCATCAAGTGAATGCTCATCAAATCTGTGGGTGTCCTCTGTAATCGCTGCTGATTCCTCGCAAAGATTTGTGTAATAATAATGCTGTGAATAGCCATAAACTACAGGCTCATAATCAAGCATCATTTCCATTCCTCTAAGCAAATCGCTATCTCTTATTACTTTTTTCTTATCCATTTCAAAATAATATTTTAAAATAAATATCTGTCCCGTTTTGTTTTTTCGTTTTTTTTATGTATATTTGCGGCCAAATAATAAAAAGTTATGGAACTCGAATTAAACAAGTTATACAATATTTTGGAATCATTCTTGGGAGAATGTAAAAGTGGATTTGACGGCAAGAATATGCAGTTGCAATTCCCATGCCCAAGATGTATCGAAAATAAAGGCGAAAAGGAGGCTAGAAAGTATAATCTTGAGGTTAACTTATCAAAACAGTTATTCAGATGTTGGTCGTGTTGTGATGAAGGAGAAAGTATGAGTGGTTCTATCCTCAAACTCATAAAACTATATGGAAATGAGGAACTTTTGAAAAGTTACAAAGAAACAATTCATTCTCTGAGAGAAAGTAAAATGTATAAAATGAATTTCTCAGACGATGAATTTAATATTGACACTAAATCAATTGAAATAGATGATTTAATGCTTCCAAAATCATTTAGACCATTAAGAAAGGATAAATATTGTCCTAAGAAAGTAATGGAATATTTAAATGGTAGAGGCATTGGTTGGGATATAATAGAGAAATTTAACATGGGGTATACAGAGTATGACAAGGATAGTTTTATGTCATCATATAGAGTGTATATACCTTCATATGACAAATATGGCGATTTAAATTATTGGACTGGAAGAGATTATCTTAATCGTGATAATGTGGTTAAATATTTCAATCCAAAGGTTGAAAGAAAGAATACAATATTTAACGAAGAAAAACTACAATGGGATGCTGATATAACGCTAGTGGAAGGCCCATTTGACCATATCGTTGTTCCAAATTCAGTTCCATTGCTGGGAAAAGTTATAAATAAAGAGTTTAAATTGTATTGGGATATAATTAAAAATGCTAACGCTAATATAAACATATTCCTTGATGGTGATGCCTATGAAGCAGTAAAAGCAATATATAAGGAATTAAATCATGGAAATTTATATAATAGAATAAGATATATTCCTGTTGAACAAGAATTAGACCCATCGAAAATATATGAATTATATGGATATAGAGGAATTGTAGAATATTTAAAGTCAGCAAAAAAAATTGAGGAAATACTTTTGTAGTACTTCCTCATTTTTTATAAAGCCTGTAATATTGGTTCTGTTATGTTTCTTCCTTGTCTATTAAATTGGTTTTTATTATTATATACGAAAGTATTTAAACCCATTGGATGATTGTATATATCACGAAGCATGTTATATATATCTTTATGCTCGTTAAAATAAGATTCAATATCATTAATAGGTAATAATATATCTATTCTAGTAATATATTTTGCTATATTATGTACCTCGCTTGTGTTTGAAAACACCCTATCTTCATTTTCAACATATGGTTGAATTTGTCTTTCGTAATCTTTGGCATACCCACCAGGTCTTGTATAATAGTTTTTATAACTTTCGCTATTTGAACCTTTAAAGAAACTGACAGATTTAGACACAAAGTTATTGTTAAATTTATCAGTATTCAATTCTATTCTCACATCAAAAGCAGGAGAAAAGCCAAATCTACAATCACGAACTCTTGTTGTCGATAAATAATATGGTAAGTTCCTACCATATTTTATATTCAACATCATGTCTCTTCTAGAAGGTTTTGAAAACTTTATTGTATCTGTATCAATCATCCTATGTAGGCTTGCTAAGTCTGTAAAATGATATGCTCTTTGAGATAATGATTCCTTTAGGATTTTTTTGGAAATTGAATTAAAGTCAAAACTCTCATCAAGTTTTTTAACTTTTTTTATTCTCATATTTTCCTTATCAAATATAACGTATATATCTTTATATTTGCTTCCAACAAAGCCAAATGATTTAACTATTGCAGTTAGTCTTTTCATTGCATCTTCCTTTGATAATCCCAAAAGTTTCACATAGTTTGTTTCCATCATCCAGAAAGATTCTTTAAAAGAGCCATCTGTACCACTCATATCAATAAAATCTCTTGATATGCCATGACTTTCAATATCTTCACAGAATTTTTTGAAGATTTCATCACCCAATTCAGTTGTTTCAAAATCAAGGAATTTTGAATCGTCAGGTAATTCGATGGTATAAATTTTATCTCCAAAATCATGCGCAAACTCAAGGTCGGTTGTGAAATTGAATCCCCAACCGTACATTGTCATTGATATTCGTGCCATATCAAACTCTTGAAACTCATTTCTAGAGCCATGATAAAGTTCTATTTCGTTATTCATGTAAATTAAAGCAATCCTCTATATTAATGTTGATTTTTTCTCCATTCTCATCAAGCAGAACATATCTTGGTATACCGTTTTTTTCAACAAACCAATTAACCTTACTATATGGATAGTATTTTTCAATTGATGACCATGTTATATCTGTTTCGCTATACATACTTCACTAATTTTAAAAATATTATTTATTTTGAGAATTAATATAGTCAATTATACCTTCAATATGTAATCTAACAACGCCATGAACTCCTTCATCTGATGTTAAATATTTTAAGTCATCTTTGTTATCGTAGAAGAAATTTTCAGTCAATACTGCTGGGCAATAAGCCTTTTTAATAATATAGAAATCTGCTTCCTTGTCTCTATCTCCATCAGTCCAATCTTCTCTTATCTTTCTTCCAGAAAGATTGGTATCTGCTCTCTTATAAAGAAATTCAGCCAAAGTATCTGACTTTGTTTTTCCTCTTGTTGTATATGCTTCCCATCCTTTACCAGTCATCCATTGAGAACCATCACCAACTGCATTTGCATGCACAGATATTAATAGTACGTTACCTGCACCTTCTTTATTGCAAATTGTGTTTATTCTACGTATTCTTTCAGATAAAGAAACATCTTTATCCTCAGGAACAACAAGTCTTGCGTCATATCCCATTGATACCAGTTTATCTACAATCATATGAGATATAACCCTATTATATTTCCATTCACGGAATCTTCCACCATTGGTGAATTCTTCTCCAACATTGATTGTATCATCAAGCTTTGGAGAGAATTTACCATTTTTTTCAGTTGTACTGCCATGACCATTATCAATAAGAATAATCATTGTTTCAAATATTTTATTTAATTATTATACTTTAGTTTTATCTCTTTGCCAAGTATGTGCTTTAATGTAGCACTTTCCTTCATTTGTCATATAACTTATTTCAATATCTATTCCTCTATAAGTTCCATGAAATTCATTAACATCGCCAACAAAATAATACCATCCGTTGTTCGTTTCGCTTTTTTCTATTCGTGCATTAGTTATAAAACTTGGGCAACTAACTATTTCAAATGAATTTTCATCATAGTCAACATTCTTATTCTTACGATAATATAGACATATAACTTTATCATGTAAAGCTGGGCCACTATCAAGTATATATGATGTATTCAAAGCCAATGGACAAACAGAAGGAGTAGGTTCAGGAGTAGGAGTTTCTGGATTTGCTTTTTGACTAATTGAAACTGTTTCTTCACATCCTTCACTTTCCCCATAATTATATGTAACTTTAATTTTTGCTACCCTTTCTTCTCCATCATTTTTATCAACAAATCCTGCTATTCCTTTAGAAATATATTCTAAATCGTGAAGCCACGAAACGCCATTTAAAACTTCAATTGAGACGTTTGAAATTGGGCAATAAGGTTCTGTGAAATAACAAACAGTCATTTTTACATCACCATTTGTGCCTCTATAATCTATATAATCAGCAGACTCTATAATGCCTGTTGTGCATATACATGTTTTACAAGGGCCTTTTTCTTGCGTGACAGTTATAACACATTTAGAATCACTATCATCAGACGGATAATTAAATATAATCTCTTTTTCCACATCTTCAAAGTTTGGAGAAATTGTATATTCTTTTTCTATTTCTGATATTTTTACAGAATCAACGCACCCTTCTATATCATATTTAGTAGTTGATGTATAAGGTATGCTAACATTAATTTTTCCGCCACACTTACTAATTGTAGTTGGGTAAATAATAGATTGCTGATAAGCATATGTTGTTGTTCCTTCTCCGCATGTTTCAGGCTTACATCTTGTAACTTTCACAACCTTTTTTTCTGTAAGGCCACAGTCAACGCATTCAAACGTGACTGTGCCTTCTAAATCTCTTTCTGTAAACGATGATGCAGAATATACCTTTATCTCTACTGGTTGGCTACCAACGCCTTCACTTGGATAAATACTTATCCACTCAGGTCTATTTGTGTAAGCCTTCCATTTTAATTTATTATCTTGTTCCATAAATCTAAAAAAAAATTAATTTGAGCCATTAACAACAAATATAAATTTATCGTTAGTAATTAAGTCACCATCTTTATATCTTATATAAATGTTCATTGTGGCTGATTGTTCAGATTCTTGAATATTTCTAACGAATGATGCTTTTAATTCAAATCTACATTTACCAGTGCCATCTTCAATAGGCGTGCAATATGTAGAAACAGAAATATTATTAATTACCGGTTGTGTACCAGTATCTCCGGAAACAATAACCTTAACACATTCTTTGGCATTATATGGAACTTCTACATAACCAAACGTTATAGCTTCTGTTGTCTCATTTACATGATACCTATTACCATCTTCACCACTAATTATTCTAACTTTTTCTTCATTAAAATTTATTGATGTATTAATGCCACCTGTTTGTTTAAAGCAATCACAATCTTTGTGAAGTTCTTGTGTTACAGTGAAATCTATTCCACAGTATCCAACTCCACCTTCAGAGACTTTATTGCCGTTTTTATCTATTCTTACCAATTTAACTTCTTCTATTCCTTGAGAATTTATAACATTTTCAGCCCAAAAAGCATAAAAATGCGCTGTTCTTGATGCTACTCCATCTGGAAGGTCATTAAATACTATTTGTTGCGAATCTCCTGTTGCACCAGGAAGGCTATGAACAAAATCATACTTTGGAGGAAACTGCGAATTCTCAGTGAATAAACATACATATTCTTCGTTAGAGTCTACAGTACCATTTCCATCAATATCAATGTCAGAACAATGGCAACCTTCATCTGTATTTTCATCACAAGACAAATAAAGTTGAATTAAATCACAAGGTGGCGCAGATATTTCTATATAATGGTCATCATTGCACCCTGTCTCGTTTATATATAAAGTTTTATTTTTATTTTTTATATCTTTGAAAAAATCGTCACAATTACAATTACTTTTATTTACATTAATTTTAAAAGTACAGCATTCTGTTTCTTCATTTCCAGATTCTCCATAATAAAATCCTCCATGTAATTCAATACCACTAGTTGGCAAAATAATATCTTTATTATCTAAAGTGATTTTAACAGTTGAAGAATCTTCCAATGTTACTGTAAACAACCTTTGATTATTTTCATCAAGATAATCGAAAGATTGGCCAGGATAAATTTTTGTTTCTCCGTTTAAAATGTATATGCTAATACATCCTTTAAGAGCGCTGTAATATTTAAAAACATCAGTTTTACCAGTAGTATCATTTATATCTATATCAATGTTAAACGTGTGTTCATAAGAGCATAAACTATATTTATCTAATCTGCTACAATTACATGCGTCTTGTTGCACAATTACATCAAGTGGGTCACAATTTTCGTATTCTCCATTTTCATTTTTATGCCTAGGAACTATCACAGCCCCAATAGAATCTAATGTTATACGATATTCTTGTTGAAGTATGGAAAATAGTGTTATCTTAACTTTATTTTCATAGATTATCTCTATTTTAAATAAGTTTGCGCCATCCTTTATATATGTATATTCTGTACTTTCTGTATATTCCCCTTCGCTTTCGCCTTTAATTTTTATAATTAAATCTATGCAACCTTTTAAATTATCATTAAATAGCTCTACTTGTTTAGTTGTATCATTTTCTCCTAACTTTATTGTAAACTTATTACTATTTGGATTTAAATAATATTTATAATAATCAGTATAAGTATCGGTAAAGTAACCGCTATTAAAATAAGGGTCTTTCAGTAAATTACAAACACATGCAGTGTCATAAATTTTTCTTTCAAAACTTAAATCTTGGCATTCATTCCAATTGCCAGATTCCTTTTCATAATACCCAACAATAAATTTAAGCATCGGCGGGTCTGGATAAGGTTCATATTCATCAAACTTTATTGTATTTCTATGAGTGTACATATAGAAAACAAGATAAAATACTTCTCCACCAGACCAATAATCTAGTTCTTTTTCTACTCTAACTTTAAACCAATTTTTATCTTCTCCCCATTCATCTTTATAAGTAACATATTTCCACTCAACGCCATCTTCATCTAATACTTGGCCATCAATTTTAATAACAGGACAATTTGTTATTCCAGTATTAATTGCAATTTTGTATCTTTTATTATTTTCATCATGTTCAAATTGTTCGTTTAATGGTTTATTATATGAAATTAATAATCTATTATATTGATATTCTTCATCTTCTTTTTCAATTGTAAGTTTAGTTTTAATTTCATCACAGTCACAATTTGGACATTTTTCTTGAATTATTTCATATTCTTTAGGTTCACAAATCCATCCGGTACCTGCTATATAATGTCCTTCACTATCATACTCAGGATTACAAACAGGAGTTACTTCAATAGTTCCAAGTTTTCTTTCTTCAGTAGGACTTCCTTCTCCAACATTTCCATATATTTTGACTGCATAGTTTTTCGGATATGTTCCATACATTTCGCCATTAGAGGTTTTATCTCCTACTGTTATATTAGTAATTAAATCTTCTGCACCTTCAGGATGAGTGTATTTAGTTATTAAAAGAATCATATTTTTATGTATTCCTCTAAATTCCATAATACATTTTGGATTTCTTACAGTTTGTGAAGGAATTGTTGTACCAGTGCATGGCACTTTATCAATTATTGGATTTGTTTTGTTATTAACCTTATCAGGTATTATACAATCACAAGCGTCAGGGTCTATTACAATTTCAAAGTCTTTTCCGGAGCATTTTAATGCCTCTGTAGAGCCATCAGCTAAAAGATATACATTACCTGCAAACCCAAAAGGAGAATCTATCTCTGGATGGCTTCCAACCTTTGCATAAAAATAATAAGTAGCATAATTTCCTTCACTATCAGTCTGTCCTGTTGGTACACTTAAAATACTATTTTTTTGTTCTCCTTCGTGCTCTTCATAAACAAACCCATTATATTGCTCTATTTCTTCTTCAGTAGGTCTAATAGTTAATGTACTTTGTTGGTATCCAAATAATTTACCACATGATTTAATTAATTGGCCATTGGTTCCAAATATACCGGCTGTTGCCTTGGCTACAGCAACAAAATCTCCATGAGTTCCAACAGTTGGTAAAGTAACAGGGTCTAAATTACTAGATATTCTTGTTACTTCTATGTTTTTACATTCGCAACCTAGTTCTTTCTGCGTTATTTCTATAGGAGTACAATCTTGCCAATCAAGTGCCAAATCTCCATTTATATCGCAATTACGACTTGTTTTAGATAAATTATATCTAGGAGAAAAAACATAAGTAATTGGAGATAGATTTTCGTTTTCACCTATATCTTGTGTTAAACGCATCTCTCCGTTAAGCAATTTCAAATTACTTAACTCTGTCTCAGTACCATCGGGCTCAATTTTCTTTACTAACACCTGTATACAGTCATCACAATCTTTGCATGATGCCCCCTGTACAAAACTGTAATTTCCTATTAATGTATTTGCTGTTAAACCACTTTGCGGTATTTGATAAGTTTCTTCGTCAATTTTAACTAAAGCAGATGATTTAAAAACAAATTTAACATCATCACAATTGCAATCAACTCCAGGTTGTACTATTTCTTTTTCAAAACAAGTTTCTTTGTTGTTTGCATCCTGACCATACATTAGTGTAAATTTAAAAATTTTAGCACCTCTTTCGTCATTTGGAAGTATATTTCTACTTGCAGGCAATTTAATTTCGCCATCTATTAATCGTAAATTATAGGTACTACCACCAGGATATATTGGCACTAAAGTGGCTTTAGCATAATCAATGGGACAATTACCTTCTTTAACTGTATAAGTTCCTATAGTTCCCCCCTTTTTAACACCAAATGTTGATATACATAGGCTGTTTTTTATTTCTGCCTCATCAAACACCTTTTTACAATCGCATACAAGGGCATCTTGCGTTATGGTGTATTCAGGACATGTATTTCCGTCATCTCCACCATCAAACTTTAAATCAACAATATAATTAACTGTATGTAATTCTTTATTTGCATTTATATTATAATTTAACTTAATACTTTGATTTTCTATTTTTAATGCTGTTCCTGTTTCTTCTCCCTCTTTTCTAATGGTGGCTGACATAAGATTAGAATTACAATCAAGTTTTTTCTTTTGAAAAGTGGCAATTGTAGTGCCTGCTGCTAAACCTTCATCTTTAACAGTATCAACAACTTGGTTAAATGTCCAATTTTCGCAATCACAAGCGCATCTGCACACTTTTATTTTCTTTATAATATCATCACCTTCAAGTGTTTTACAAGATGTACATTTTATTTCAACAAAGCCTTCAACGCTATCTGCTCGTCTATCAGAGTTTTTAACTTCTATGTTAATATTAGAGTCACCAGCGCCTTGTGATGGACTAATTGTAACCCATCCTCCTGCTCCATCTATTCTATTTCCATTATTATCTACAGCTTTTGCTATCCAACTAAGGTCATTCCTTACTATTTCTCCCATTATATTGTTGTTTTAAAATCTATTATTGTAACATTTATTACTATTTCTTTGGAGTAAATTTAAACGTTCCTCCTTCACATGTAATATTTCCATTTGGGTCAATGCTAGTATATTCACTTCTTCTGTCTTGCGGCAAAGTTATTTCTTTTGTTTTTGGAGTGCATATCTTATCTCCATCACAGCTAACAGAAAATTTAAATATATCGCCATCTACTCCACATTTTTTATTGCTTTCTACAAAACTAACTACCGTTGTAAATATTCCGGTTGATTTTTCACTTTCATTTCCTATGCTAAATTTAGACTTATCACCACTAGTATTCAAAAAACTTCCCCTTAAACAATCATATAAATTTGAATCTTTTATTGCCTCTGTTTCATCTGCAATTGAACTATATGAAAGATAATATGTAAATGTAATATCTCCACCAGTATAAGGTATAGACGAACTATCTGAAGTGAATATTATATAAGCACATTTTCCACAATCACCTGTAGGAACGGAAATTTCTCTAGTTACTTCTTCAGTACTTCCATCTGTCTTAGTTAGTATTGCTTTTACGGTTGCTTTTAAATTTGTAGTACCTGTATTAGCTACCCAATTAAGTATATTTCCATCTGTAAAATAAAAAAACTCGTTATTATCTACAGAATAGCTAACCATATTATCAGGTATCATTACTGTTTCAGTATTTCCATTATCAATTTCTACCTCGTCATTACATATAGTTTTTCCTGTTGATTTAGAATATGAAATTTTTAAAGTACCTTTGTGGCTAAAAGCCATAGTACCAGCGTCACAATAAATTGGATTTGTAACTTTGCATTCATCCCCAAAATCAAAATTACTATATGTTTCCTTTTTTTCTCCTTCTTTAATTATAGTAATAACGTCATCTTTATAAGTTCCATCACTTTTTCTAAGGCCTAATTGCTTTATTATTTTATCTTTGTAAATACTTATGTCTTGTTTATATTCTACTCTAACAGTAACAAATCTGTCTGCTCCATCGTTCTTTTTAAGGACTAAAGATGTTTCACCATTATTATAAATAAAAGTAACATTAACATCATTTAATGTTAAATTTTCAGTAACAGGTTCCATTCTGGAGCCATTATCCAATATATATACAGTTGTTAAAACAATATTTTCAATGTTTACTCCTGTATTATCATTATTTGATATACCTCCCTCGCATGGTTCTACGGTAACACAATTATCGCAGTCTTTTCCATTTATAGTATAATTAATAGAAACCTCAGATGAATCAATTTTAGGAACGCAACGTGTTATTTCTTTCTCAATAACTTTATCGTCTGTAACTATTTTTATAGAGCCTGTTTCTTCGTCATATGGGCTTGTTGCTTCGAATACATATATTGTTATTCTATCGCCTGCTTCTCCTGTTATTTCTGTACAACGGTTTTGAAGCCATTCTTCCCAACTAACATCACCAACCTCGCAGAAAGAAATCCACTTTGTCTCGGTACTAGCAGTCCAAATATTCTCCATTTTTAAAATAATTTTTTAATATAAATATTTCTCTATCTAATATTTTTTTTGTATATTTGCAACAAAGTTAAAAAGATAACATGATACGTAAAATTATACATTTAGCTGATATTCATATAAGGCCATTCCTTAGAATGGATGAATACACTTTAAAACTTAATGAATTAAATGAAAAAATAAAGGAAGAAATAAAAGGATATAACTACGATGAAATAAGAATTGTAGTTTCAGGGGATATTGTACATTCTAAAAACAGCATTAGCAATGAATTAATAGCATTTGTTTCAGCTTGGATTCGTCAATTGGAACAATTTGGAAAGGTTGTTGTGATAAGTGGAAACCATGACCTAATGGTTGGCAATATGTCACGAATAGACACATTAACAGCAATTTTTACAGCATCACAATTTGAAAACTCAATTCATCTTGATTCATATCTTGGCTATGATAGTGGTATAATACATGATGATAATGTAACATGGGCATTATATTCAATATTTGCAGATTATAGAAGACCAAATATTGACCAAGCAAAAAAAGACTTTCCTGATAATACTGTTATTGGACTTTATCATGGAACAATTGTTGGGGCGACACTTAATAATGGAACTGTAATTGATTCAGGAGTATCATGCGATACTTTTGAAGGATGCGATTTTGTTGCAGCGGGAGATATTCATAAAAGGCAAGAAATAAAAAGGGGAGACGTGAAAATTGTATATCCTGGTTCATTAATACAACAAACGTTTGGAGAGACAATAACTCAGCATGGATTTGTTGTATGGGATTTGGAGAAGAAAGAACATAAATTCGTTGACTTATCAAATGAATATGCCCTCTACGATTTTGAAATAAAATCAATAGAGGACATAGATAATGATAAAGAAATATTAATCAATTATTAGAATGGACAAAGCGTTATTAAAACGATAGTTAAGCCGTTAAGTGTTATATCACGTCTCCATTCAGATACCGTAGTATATGATGTTCCTAATCCTATTCTTGTATCTGTTTCCTGTCCGCCACTACAAGTTTCATAGTTATAAGACACATGCCCTTCACCTGAAGGATTATAGCATATAAATCTTCCGTTTAAATTAACATTGTCTCCATTTTTAAATGTTCCTACAGATTTTCCAATATCAAAAGAACAATAGATAGGCCCAAGATTTGTAACAGGTTCATCTGTATAAGTAGAGAATGGTTCGTAACATTTACAACCTACATAAACATTCCACTTTAAATGGAACACGAATTTTGATTCAAAATCGTCTGATTTAATATAGTGTTCTATAACGTCACTACTGCCAGTAAAATAACTATCTGTATAAGGTTCTGTATCCTTAAGCCTAAATTCTCCAAGTGTTGTAGTTTTAGTATCATCATTTCTAGTGTACATACCAACTAATGATACAGTTTTTTCCAATGTTATGCTATATATTGTTGAATCATTACAATGAACATAAACAGGGTCATTTTTAATTGTGACTTTCCAACCAGGAGCAACACACACTAATCGTAAATTATCTCTATTTTCGCCAGGATTTAATTTATAATCCTTTATTTCAGTGTGTGAAAAGCCTACTTCATATTTATAATCATAACTTTTTATAGTACCATCTGGATTTAGTTTATCCTCACTAACCACATATATTATTACGTCTTCAGCCCAAGTATTATTAAATTGAACTTTAAATATGCACTCTTTTGCTGCTTGAGTTATTTTTATAACGTAGTCGCACACTTCTCCATTAACTAATATCTTTGCATAAACATACTTTTCAACGTTCGTTTCATTTTCTTCAGCTGTTTCAAATGTAATGCCGGTTGTCGTTAATACGGGTTTTTTTAACCAACTAGGCATAGTCACTTCTTTAGCAAGACTATTATCAATATTATCAAAAAAAGCAACATTATAGGATAATGTACAATCCTTGCCTGAAAGTTTTAAAACATAATTTTTATTTTTTGCTGATGATAATGTAACTTGATTTATTTCTTCTTTTCTTAAATCTTGTATATCATCGCAAGTGCAATATTTTGTCTGGCAATTAGTACCGGCTGGAATTGTAATAATTTTTTCAATATGACAATCATAATCATCAGTATATTCTATTTTGTAAGACCTATCTTGAGTTGTATCATTTTTTGGAAATTTCACTTCCAGAGTTTCACTATTTACTCCCTCTGTCATTAATATATCATATTTACCTGTACTAACGTTGTATAAATGTACTTCAAAACTTGACATAAACAATATGTTTTATTAGATTATTATATTTATAAATATAAATATAAACAATAATGGGAAATTGGTCATTAAAAGATAGCAACAATAATGTAATATGTTCATCTACAGCTAGTGAATTTTCTTTTGAATATCCAGAAAACAAAGGAGAAAACCCTGTTACTTATAAAGTAATTTATGAAGACGCGGATTGTAGTAGCGAAGCAACTTTGACTGTTAAATCATGCTATAATCCACCACCCGGTCCTGGACCTGAGCCACCAGTGCCTTGTAAATTTACAATTAGGTCAAATGTTGAAGGTGCTAAAGTTACTTGGTATGTTGATAGTAAAATTGTAGCCGAAGGAACTATACAAGATGGTGTTGCAACAATAGAACTGTATGATGTTGAAAGTGTTACAGTTAGTATATCAAAAAAGAATTATGAATTTAATCCATTTAGAGGAAGTATAGATTGTAATGGAGAAATAAGATTAGATGGAACTGAAAAAACAAAGTGTATTGACGCAGAATTTAACGCAGAATTTACTTTAGAAGGATTGAATAAATTTGATTTATACGAAAATAAACTAGGTGGCATATCTGTTGACTTGGATGGGCAAGTTGACTATTGGTATCCATATTGCACCGGCTATGAATTAGATAATGTATTTCTTACTTTAGATTGCTCTAATAATGCTTGCTCAAATGCAGAAAGGTCTAAAAAAGTTGATATTACGTCTGTATATTTTGGAGAGGCTAATAATCAAAATAGATTGGACGGCGATATTAGCATTTCAAAGGTACTTAAAAGTGGCATAGAAGTTTCTGAAACTGGAGAACCTTATGGCTTAAGAATTTTACAAAACATACAACTTAATGTTTGGTGGGGTTGTAATAATGATGGAAGTAATTATGCTAATAGAGTTGAGTTTACTGTTACTAAGGTTGTTGAATATGATAATTCAACATTAAACATCTATCTTCAATCTAAATACAAATATAATAATACTTATATAGAAGCACAATTAGATGTAAGTGTACAAGTTCAAGGAATAACTTGTTATTTAAAGTTGACAAATTTAGAATATCTATATAACTAAAAGTAAAAAAAGGTGATACTACAATGTATCACCTTTTTTTGATTAATTTTATTTTAACAATATTTTTACCTCCACAATCATTATCAGGTATAATTTTTACTTCCCCGTCTTTACCTGAAGATATAATCATTATTTCATTGTTATTGGTTATAAATTTTAAATCTGTTGATTCTACTTTCCATCCATTATAGCATCTAACTGAAACAAAAAAGACTTCTCTATTTTCTTCGTATTCAAAGAATATTATTTTTTCATCATTACAAATTCTATATTTTGGTTCAGTATCAATGTAGCAAAGATTGGCTAAATATACAGGCAAATCTGGATATTTGCATCTTTCATCGCCATAAGAAAAAATGACTGTCCCATTGGCATTTGTTACATCTTCAGGTATTATAATATCAACAATTTCACCACCTTCTCCATCATATTTTGAAAGCATAAAATTCCCAATAACTTTACAACTCCAATATGTATTTGTATCTACATTTATAGAGTAATCGCTTGTAAGAGTAGCACTAAATGTATACATAATCTTTAATTAGGTAAATTTATAGTTATTGGTTGGCTTATATTATATGTGGTTTCTGTGGCTATTAGTTTAACTTTTGAAACTCCGTTTTTAACTGAAATCTGTAAAGGAGGGCCTTGATTTATTACGTTAACATTTCCATTATCGGTATCAACTGTCCATAATAAATTTCCTTGCTCAGAAAATTCTCTTTCTATAGCATTACATTTAGTTGTTTGGAATTTATTTATTACTCCAGCACATGCCAATCCTATTTCATATGTAACATACGTAGTATCATTTTTATTTAGTTTAAATGTAACATTTCCCTTGCATTCAACTTCTTTGTTGTTAGGATAAATAGAACAAGTTACTGAGCCTCCAGTTTTCTTAGTAATGTAATTCTTAATACAATCAATTGAGAATATAGTTTCAACACGTACTGGTTCAGATTCTTCATCAGCATTAGTTACATAAACGTTTGCCGATGCGTCATATTCTTTATCGTATATTTTAGCAGTGACTTTTATAGGATAAGTTTCTCCCTCATCTAATATTGTTGTTTGGGTTGGCGTTTTAAGAACGAAATCAGTACAAGGTGTTCTTACGCTATCTTCAACCCAGTAGACTCTATTTTTAATTGCTTCTTTCAAATCTAAATATTTTTGAGTACTGCATCCATCAATTGTAACGTCATCTACTCTCAATTCCAACTGATGAATAACAACTGAAGCATTTTGGTCTAGACAAACAATATCAAATAATTCAGTTCCTTTTTGCCTAAAAAATACGTGTCCCCTTGTTCTTTTAACTTGTTCTGTATTTTTATATGCAATAATAATTATGCTTGATTTATCATCATCAACCGTCTCGCAGGATTTACCATCCTCCGAGACAATTACACCCGGTTGATTTTTTTTAAAAAAAGCCCAAGGAGCATCATATATTATAGCTCTCCAACCTTTACCTTTTTTCATCAGTTTAAATTATTTTTTATTATCAGTTGGGCAAGGCTTAACGTCAGGTTCGCACCAATCTTCCTTATCCCTTGTTGTATACTTAACTCTCCATATAACGGTAGAAGGTATCATTTGTTCCAAGTAAGGTAATATAACAGAATCTATGTACTTAATTTCTTCTAACCACTCTTTAGAATATTCGTGTCTATTCTTTATAAAGAATTCAATTTCAATTCTCTTTGTGTTTACAATTTGGTCTGTTACGTTATCAATCTTACTTTCATCATACCCATTTTCCCAAGTATCAGTTTTACTATTGTAATGTTCTGCATATTCTCCAAAGCTGTCATAAACGCTTCCATATTTAAGATTTTTAATCAAAAGTTTACCTGTAGAATCATCTATTTTAGACTTTCTAAATATGTCAGTCAATTTATATGAATCGTCTCTTACAACACATTCATTGCTAATGTTATCAAATTGAGAAGCATTTGCCTTTTCTCTCTTTTCAAAGCAAGACATATTCTTTCTTGAATCATTACATGTTTCATCTATTTTTGAAATGAGTTTACCAAAGAAGTGGCATTTGCTATCCTCTCTTAAGAATTTGTCATAATCTGGTTCGCAAACATCTCTATCTATAAGGTTAGTGAAACCTAAATCTTCTATTTCATAAGTATACTTATCATCATATTCATCATATAATCTATAGTCTATCAAATCTTCATCTATTACTGTTTTGAAAATCTTTTGGAAGTATGTCAAATATTTGTGACCGTTGTCATACATCATATGACCAGTATGAGGATTATTACCTTTTCTATAGTCAGTTATTGTATTAATCCTATAATATTCATACTCATCATCTTTCAGTTGTTGCCATCCGAGAACGCTTAATTCATTATAGAAATCAACATTATTAAGTCTGAAATAATTTGTATAATTATCGCCTTCCATATATTTACCATTTTCAAAAATAGTAAATGTGCTTATAGAGTTATCTTTTGAATATACATCTATATCGTATACTTTTTTCTTTTCTTTAGTGTTTTCATCTTCCACTTCTTTTTGTAGGATATAAATTTTTACTTCTCTATTTTCATAATATTCATCTAGTAAATCTATTCTTTCTTTATATCCTGCTGAATATGGATTACTTACAACAACATAATCAGTAAATAATTCATTACCTACAGACATTGAATGATTAGATACAGGAACATAGAAGAAGCTGTATCCTCTTTCTGCTTCGTTTTCATTAAACTCTGTATAAAGAGGGTACAAATATCCATCTATTACAGCATATCTACCTGTCAAATCAGTCACTTGACAAATATCTCCGCTATGCGTTGCTATTGAAGGATTAGACAACAGCTCACCAAGCGTTTTAACTGTTTTAATGTTTTTAACTGTCTCTGTGAATAACGCTTTATTCTTCCTATTATCTGATTCATAATCTTCAGGTATTATATTATTATATACATCAAATACAAACGGTTTCTTTTGCAGCCATCCACCATCCATCTGATAATATGGATTTCCATCATAAATACCATTTGTGTTAAAGTGAGGGTATAGATGTCTTAATTCGTTTCCGTTAAAGTCAGTTTCGTTTCTATATGAAACAGGCAAACCTTGATATGCTATATATTCTCCGTTTTTGTATGATGGAGTATCATATGTAACAAGTTTTGTCGAATTAATCCAGTCATATTTATACATATTTTTCTCAGGAAGCCATTCATCATCTTCTCTTGTTGTGAATAATGTGTATTCCCTTATATCATAATCATAAAGTCTATAAAGTTTATCTTCATAATTTTTATAATATGTTTTACCCAAATCAGTTGTAGCTAAGCAACTTCCTTTTTCTGCTGTTAAATTTATTATGTTTGATAATGAACAAGAATTTAATTCAGTTTTATCAACGTCAAATATAATATTAGTATCTACATTTTCAAGGTCTTTTTGATTTACAAAATACTTTTCATCTGTTAATACTCTATTTTTGCTTCTAAGTCCAAACATTGATAAAAGCATTTCCATACCTTCAATAGTTCCCTTATGCCTCCATATTTCAGGGCTATTTAAGTAAAGTCTTTTCATGAATTCATTATTAACATCATCAGAAGTATATTTTTCTTCGTCACAATAAATTCTTATAATTTCGCCGCAATCATTATGGTATCCATTTCTAACATTTTCACCTGTTTTAACTATTGATTGCATGTCAAAATCGCCATCAAGAAGACATGGGTCTAATTCTTCTTTGTCAAATTCAAAATCAACTATTGATTTATTGTTATCAAAATATTTTTTACTATATTTAGTTTCCTTAATGGTTGTAATATTTGAGCAACTGTATGGTACTACTGTTATCTTCTCAGTATTGAATACTCTTTGTATAGTTATTTTATGTCTTTCAAAATATTCAGTAATATCTTCATCGGTTTGCAAAGCCTGTAGCCCTATATCAAAGTCTGTATAACAATCAGATGTTGCGCATAAATCATCAACATTTACATTAAACGTTTCATTTATGTCATGCGTATCAGGGCCTTTAAGTGGATGGTCATAGAAATAATTCATTTTCTCTGCGTCCTCTGTGCATATCCTATTTCCATCCTCATCATATTTTTCTTTAAATAGTCTATGTATATCAACAGGCACAGACATATGACCATTTATATATTCAGATAAATGTAAAGTATGTATAAATTTAACGTCCCATCCTTGTTCTTCAAGTTTATCAGAGAAGAAATAGTCAGGTAAATTATTTACATCGTCATAAGTTATTGTGTTAAAGTCATCAATAGCCTCTATGAAGGATTTAACCTCATCGAATTCTCTACCGTATAATCTTATTATTTTTTGAATTTTAGTTCCGGCTTCAGTATAAGGTTCTTCTTCTCCAGGAGTATAATGCCTTGTATATGTCCAGTCAAAGTTTTTAATAGACTCATGCGTCATTGAACGCCATAAGTTATCAGTGTATTTAGAATCATAATATTCTCCAACTTCTGATAAAGAGTTTATATATGTTGTGAATGCTTTTGTTGCAGAACCCAAGTTCCATCCTCCATATGTAGTTGGGAATGTGAATTGTCTTATATATGTATAATTTCCAAAATCATTGTCTGACAGTAATTCAAATGTCGCAGTATATAGTGGGTCACTATATCTATTTAACAATGTTTTTTCAAATAAATCTAGATTATCAAAATAATCATCAATTATTTCTTCTGTTGGTCTTATTCTTGAAACAAAGTTTTTCCAATAAAAACTTCCGCCAAAATCAGTAATTGCTGATGCCTCATCAGTAACGCAAGGGCTATCTTCGTCACCAAAATTAAAATCTATGTTTCCTGCTTGGTCAACATCTTCAACTAGATATTTTATTTCGTTGTTATTACCCATAAACATATAGATTGTTAATCTATATTCACAGTCATCAACAATGAAAGAATCTACTTGAGTATCTTCTCCTTTATATTTACCTTCTATTTCAGTATCTGCATCTAATCCATCACCACTATCAAACTCCAAAGACCCATCACAGCAATCTATGATAGGCTCTCCATTTTCATCCCTTTGTAAACCAGGGGTAGTTTTAAATGTATAATGATTTTTTCTAAAGCATAATTCTATTCTTCCAATATATTTACCTGGGTCTAAGCATTCAAGTATACATCCAAATTTTTTCTCAACTTCCTCAAAAGCAAGCAAGTTTACGTTTAAATTGCTTAAACATTCATCATTTGGGCAAAGACTACCATCGGCATTGAATGTTTCTTCTCTAAATACTTTTTCTCCTATTCCATCTAATACTATACTTTCTATTGTAATAGTATATTCATGTTCAGCATCAATCTTCCACTCTCCATCAATATCAATTTTATCATCATCGTTTAGCTTTAAATAGCCTACATAGTTATTAATGCCCCCTTCAGCAAAATACCTTAATGGATTTGCTCCTTCTGGAACAAATTTATCATGTATATTAATACCAAATGGATTATCTATAAGAGAAAGACTTTTAATTCCTATTATATTTCCATTATCATCTTTTAAAAGATTTCCAAATTCGTCAGTAAGATATTTGAATTCCCTTGTATATGGTATTCCCATTTCAAGTTCTTCTAACTCTTCCTCTGTTAGTTCATCTTCGTCAAGTAAAAGAGATACTGTTTTTAATTCATGCTCTTCAATGACTCCATCGCAATCATACTCTATTATCCTTGATTTTCTTTTTTCAAAGGAAGTATAATAGCCTTTTATACCTCTCCTTTCTATTTTATAATTTCCTTCACCAAACGCTAAATCAGCTGCTTCTTTAGTATATTGAACGCTTCCATCTTCTCCAATATACAAAGTTTCGTAAGGTATAAAAAGTTCTCCGGGATAATTTTTTAATATATTGTTAACGGAGCCTCTCATTAATTCAGCACAAGAACCATAATAAGCAAAATCACGAATATCATAATAATCTTTCTTAATAACAATTTTTCTATCGTCAGATGTTTTTTCATCTTTTTCAAAATTTCTTAAATTATTAAGAGTCCATATTTCTCCTTCATCATTTCTTTGCCAATCCATTTCTGACTTTTTATTGTAGTCGCTCCTATCATTATTTATGGTAATAACAAAGTTACCAGTTTTATATATAGGAACTTGACCACGTGCGAATTGGTCACGGCCACCAATGGTGGTAATATCTCTTTCAAAGATAGTACCATCATTTGTAGCTTGATGTTTCGTTCTTATAACGTAATTACTATGAGATTTTATGTATTTTGCCATTTTTATAGCTTGTCTTCAATTGTCTGGGTAAAGTCTATACCATCAACTTTATTCTTTTTAACTTCAAATACAGGTTTTCCTGTTGCACTATCTTTAAGGGTATAATGTTCTGTCTGATGATAAATCTGATTATTTTCATCAAATGTAGTAACCAAACCATTATCAAGGTCTCTAACTTGTGAACCTTCTAGCATGTAAGCCATAGTATTCAAATCATGCTCTGTCATTTCAATATCTAACATTACAGGCTCAAACATTGTATTTACCAACAAAATCCTTTGTGTTGGCTTTCCTATAAATGGAGCAGCATTTGCTTTATAACTAGGAGCAGATGAAGGTGTTAACGTTAAAAATGATAATGTTGAGCTTTCATTATACCTATATGTATATGATTTATTGCTTGAATCGTTAGAAGTCTGTATAATAGGCTCACACTTATTATTACTTGTCACCAATCTAAAATAGTCTTCTCTGTCTCCATTATCGCTTAAATATATAATTCTATATCCTACCAAAGAATTATTTGTCGTAATCTTATTTGTTAATGCGCTATCTATTCCACCGGCTGTGCTGTCCAAAATAATGCCTCTAACGCTTGGGAATGATGTTAAAGTACTAACATCAGCAATAACAGCAGGTATTTCTTTTGGCTTTATATATACAGTATAAAACCCTTTTCTATTAAAATATTGCAAAGGCAATTTTAAATTATAAAGTCCTTCAAGAATATTATCAGTTGAGCCGCTTTCTCCGTCATAAATTACATCACTTAATATTGATGATGGTAATTTTGTAAAAACAGCATTTTCAACACTATCACTATTCCTTGTTTCATGATAAGCATAGAATATATCTACATCATTACTAGTTATTCTTGCCGGAACAGTTGTTCCATATACACCATTCATTAATTTTAAAACTTTTAATACTCATTTATTTTAAAGCCTCCATTTTGAAGGTTCATGAGGCTTTCCATAGTTCTAACCTCTTGCAATTTTAAATGCTTTTCAAACGCTGCGCTTATACCTCTATCTATATAAATATTAGCATCTACATTTTGAGGATAAGAAGAAGCCAAATTATATTCATTTCTAAATAATGGAGCTACGATTATATTATTATTGTCATACCATCCTGCATAGTTATCATTACTAACCCCTTTTTTATAATATAATCTAGGAACCATTTCAAAATATGTTGAAATGTCCCAATCTACAGCAGCATTAAAATCACTTATCTGCAATTTTTGTACATCTTGCGTTAGTAAGTAATAATTGAAAGTAAAACTTCTATCTTCGTTTAAATAATAAGTTCCTACTGATTTTGAAACATATACAGTATCAACATATTTAACGCCTTTATGATAATTTGATGCCAATCTATAGTTATCGTTTATTTTTTGTATAACTGCGCCTAAATAATATGTTATATCGCAAAGTAGCACATTAACTATGGTATCATCAGTTTTACTTTTTGTTTCATATAATTGTTCACATCTTTTTATAGCATCTAAAGCGTTATCATTATCAGCGTTTACTGATATAACAGTTTTTCCATAAATGTCTTTATAATAAAAAACAATATTTGTTAAAATATTTCCATCATAAAATTTGCTTCCATTTGTTGATAAATTTTCATTAGGATATAAATCAGATACTTCTCCAACTTTATACAATATATCTAATGTGCATTCATCATATGGCACGTTGTATCTTGATTGGTCTTTTCCTCCATCTATGCTTACAATGCTTCTAAAATAACCAGGTAATTCATTTCCCAAATCATCTGTTGTTATTTCTTTTCTTCTCAATAAATCTGCTTTAGAGTCAGTTCTTCCACTTATTTTTGTACAATCAGTAACTTCATATATATAATATATTGTAAGTATATCATCTTTTATTACTAATTTTTTAAAGTTCATAACAGTCATTTCCATTTTAGTTAATTCCCTAAAATCAAAAATATATGAATTACTATCTTCATTATAAGAATATTCTTTAGGTAAAACAACAGTGTTTCCTGATATGTAAAATCTATTGTCATTTATGTTAAAGTACCCATCTACAATAGAATATATTCTTTTGGCTTCATCTTCTTGTATTGTTACCTTTTTATTTTCTACCAAATAAAGGCATTCATCAAAAATAATATATTCTCCGTTTTTAACAACACACCCTTCATCGTAACAATTAGATTCTCTTAAAAAGTAAATTCTTTCTTCACCTTCAGAATTTAATTCAATATATTTTCTTTTGCCATTTAAAACAGCATATTCCAAATCACCATCTTTAAATATTTGTAATTTTTTATGCTTTTTATATTTTAAATTTGCAAACCTTTCAGTGTCATAACATAATTCAACATATTTTCCTTTAATTACGTTATAAGTTATACCATCAATACAAGTTGATTCTATTATGTTTATTTCTATTTCTTCTTTAACATCATCATCTATTGGATTATATATCATTTTTCCGTTAATTGGGGAAATTGTATATCCTGTTATTTCAACTTTAGTATTTCCATCTTTGTATGCAGTAGAATAAAATTCTTCTTTATGAAGGTCATCCCTATAATACTCTGTGTATGGTGTCCAATTGCTCTCAGTCCAAACGTTTTCGTAAAATTCGTTATATGTATAACCTTTATTAGAGCCGTTTGTTATCATATATGTATCTGGTAATAAAACCTTATCTCCATTTTCATCTAACTCATAAGCGCTATGAACCATAGTACCACCTTTTAGCCCATTAGTGCTATATCCTTTTTCTGATAAAGTATTATGATAATTAGTTTCTTCATTCCATTCACTTGATAAAATGGCCATTTCGCCCAAATCATCAATAGAACTTGTTATTGTTATTGGTATTGTTATTGAGGCTGATTTTGTAGCATACGATTGGTTTAAAGTTATATTTTCAATAAAAGCCTTTAATCCTCCTTTTCTGTCTTCTCCAGCAAAAAAATCTGCGCCTCCAAGCCTTAAATATTCAAGACAATCATCACAAGTTTCTGTATCTTTACAGTCTTCTAAATATAAAACCTTATCATATTTTTCATATCTTTCTTTAAACCACTCATACCATTTTAACGCATCAGGAAAATACAAATAAGTTGTGTGCCATTCATCTACAAGGTTTTCTGGTATAATATATTGAACAATACAATTATTTGAAATCCAATCATACATTTCTTTTCCACCTCTTGATTCACAAATGGCATCTAATTCTTCATATTTTTTTCTTAAATCAGCATTTTTTACTTTATATTCCTTTTCATAAAATTCAACAGCAGAATCATACGTTACAGGGAAATCCTTTCTTTTTATTTTATCGTAATACTCTTTAAAAAAAGCATACCATTTATTAAGAGTATAATATGTAAGTATTTTTATTTCTGTACCTCCACTTATTATTTTTCTACCTTCATAATGCGGGTCTGACTTCTTTTTTGGCCAAGACAAATCATAAAAGCCACCATTTTTATCAGGTATGTTAACATAAAAATCTGTTTCTGCTGTTATTTTTTCAGCAATTTCTTTTGGTATTATAACATCAGAAGGTATTAGTCCATAATTAGCTGTAGGCAAATCTATTAAGTTTTTCTTATCAAATTCAACGAAATAAGTACCATATTCTAGTTCTGATTCATTAACATTGAACTCATAAGCTCTTTTTACGGCAGATGAATGATTATAATACTTTTCCCCTTCATTATAATTTCCACAATTATATAATTGTGGTAAACTCCAATAGTTAACTATTGAAGGTATAATACCTGGAAGTTTAGATATTAAATCATCATAAGAAATTTTAGTACTTATTATCTTCATTATAATTTTCTATTAATGCTTCATTAGCGTATTTTATTTCAAACAAATTAAATTCCATTATTTCGTCTTCAACACCTAATTTTTCATTTTCCCTTATACTATCAGGTAAATAATAAACATATTTGTTGTTTTCTTCATCATATATAACATTAATTGGAATGTAAATTTGTTTATAAATATCATTAATTTTAAAACCTTCTTTAAGCGTTTTAACATCACTAGTGCTATCTAAATAAAGAGGTCTACCTAAGCCATCGTCATCTCCACTTATAGGCTTTCTTGGGTACATGAATTGCACTGTCTTACCGATTCCTGCATGATTAAATTCTATGCTTAAATAAATTGTTTGCTCACGCATTTTTTTAGCATAATCTTTAAACATATATATGTAATATCCTTCTGATGAAGTCCTTGTATTGTATTTGTCATTAACTGTAAATCTACTGCTTAGTCTTAAATTATCATTAAGATAAGCATCACTATATACCTCGCTACAATTTGTAATCACAGGTGATATTGCCTCTTCTACTGAAAGATTTAATAGCTGCATATCCTTAACATCAACATAATCCAAATCTGCAACTCTATGTGAATCTATATACCTTTTATACAAATAATTTTCATCAAGAAAAATTGTAGAAGTGGCTAATAATACTTGTGTTTTTTTGTCATTTGTACTATAATAAGAAAGCCTCAAAAATGATTTTGAAATTTTTTTAGCTTGATTTTTAACTTCGTTTGTTGAAAAATTCATCAAACCAATTAAATCTGATGCGTTTTGTAACTTAATCTTTTCGCCTTTAAATTCATTTTTATAATAATCATAATCAATAATAAACCAATTTGACATTTCAGAATTTAATGTAGTTGTATCTTTAAATTCTCTATCATCTTCAATTATTTTCCAATTATCAAGGGTTCTTGTTCTAAAATGAAGATTAAACCTAAGTTGATTTATTGGCTTAAATCCTTTATCTGTTTTATAAACCGGATAATAAACATCTTTCTCCATGTCAACAACTTCATTAACAACGCCCCTTTTTATATCATTAACAAAATCATTTTTTATAATATCATCCCTATTTAAATTATTAGCAGTTTTATTTAATAAAGGAAATTTAAATGTCAAATAATTTTGAACTCTTAGTATCTTTATTTTATTTTCCAATAATGATGCATCAGAAGTAGAATAAGGCTTTTCAGATTTTAATGCATTATCTAAGCCATTTCCTGGTGTAAATGGATTTTTTCCAAAAGTGTCTTTTCTTAATGTAAAATTGAATGATTTCCAATTATCTACAACAATTGATGTTATTTCCCTTTGGAATTGGTCTTCTTCATAATTCGTCAATAAATCAATATTAACAACAGGGTAACATACATATGTGCTTGAACCATTTAATTCAACTACTTCAAATGTTTCTTTTACTATTTCATAAAGTTCAACATAATATGAATATGTCACTTCATTACTTTCGTCATCTTCGAATTCTCTTTTTTGTAATGGATAGTTAATATCATTTATTGTTACACCACTATTTTCGATTACTGTATACCAATTTTTATTCTTTCCATATTCAACCATAACATTAGATGCAGAATTGTTTGACTTGTAGTAAACATCATTCGTTAGCCTTGCTTTAGATGAAGACACTTCAAGATACAAAGTCTCACCATTTATTATAGTTGATGCACTTGTCCTTTCATCATTTAAATACGTTAAAGGAAATTCAACGCCGTCTATTAAAACTTTATCGCAAATATGTTCTTTAACGTCATATCTATTATTGCAATATGTTATATACTTTCTATTTTCATCTTCTTCTACTGTTTTTTCTACATATAAAGGAGAGTTACTTTCAGCTATTATAAAATTACCAACTTCTATATCTGAATGTTCTGTAGTATCAATAAATAGCATAATTTTACCTCCTCCAGTAAATGACACTAAACTATTATTAACTTCTAAATATTCATCAGTTTCAGGCAAATAAATTGTATTATCTGTAAAAATTAAATCTTTATGGGCTTCATAAACATCATCGACTACAGTGCCAGGAATGTTTTCATAAAACGTATTCCCCATCATAATCCCATAACCAACATAGTCATTATCAAGATAAACGTCTTTTAGATAATAATTTTCATCTTGATAAGTAGCATAATGCCTATAACCCCCATACATCACGTCATCAGGCTCAAGTTTTGGGTTTTCATGCTTTATTATACTGAAATTTGTTACTCTTTTCCAATCTTTAGATTTATATTCTTTAATAAAAACACTACCATCTGTATCTGACATTGTTGTGCATGAATAGCCATTTAATAAACCTATAAATTCATTACCTTTAATTGGGTCACTATATTTGTTAAGTGTTATTTCTGGTTTTCCATTTTCTTTTCTAAATTCTATATAATATACATAATCTCCTATAGTCATTTTACCATCTTCTATAGGAACATAAGTTTCAATATTAATGAAAGAATCATTATAATTTGCTTGGTAAAACTTATGGCCAACAAGATAACCTGTTATTTCGCCATGAAAAAAATAAGAAATATCGCCTCTGTACTCTACATATTTTTCTTCTACTTCTTCAAAAAAATATCCACCTGAATAATTATCATTGTTACAATCTATCCTATTTTTTTTATTTTTATTAACATAATAGCATCCATCAGAATCAGTTAAAACATCAAAACGCATTGTTTTTGTAATAGAAGAAACAGGTAAAGTTATTTTTACTCCAACTTTACCTTGAGTAAACACAGTTTTTGCATTTATTGTATTAATTTCATCACCAATTAAATAAGGACTCCTTATTACAACTTCTTCCCCATCAACAAGGCCAACATTATAATCAGTTACTCCTGATATATAGTTTAAATCAGGAGATACATAAAATTCTCTTATAGGGAAATCCATAAATTCGGTTTCCTTAGAAGGTCTAACTTTGTATTTTAACATGTTTCTATTTCTGTTTCCTCATAATTAGTTTTATCATCAGGTATAAAATTAGGATAATTGTTTATATCTTCTCCATCTGGCACATAATCAAATTTATCTTCTATATCTGGTATATCCATCTTATTATCTCCAAGATTTTCTTTTTTAGGGTCTTGTCTTCTCAAAAAGAAATTAATTTGCTGGGTTACATAAAATGCTCCATTTGTAAATGGATAAACCTTAGAGTCATCTTCTATACCATTTGAAAGTATTTCTCTCCAATAATATCTGCAAGAACCATCTTTTACAAGTCTGGCATAAGAAGGAACTCCTTCACTTTTTTTGATAATGACATAATCATCTATATTATCTTTATTTAATAACCCTTGTATTGATGATACTGTTTTAAAATCTTCATCATTAATAACACAAGTAAATCTTGTAGATGATGAAATTTCATAAACAGACAAATAGAAATATTCATTTGTTGAACGCTTATAAAGCACAGATTTATCATTTCTTACAAAATCATTTTCATATTTTGTTTTGAATTCAAATATTTTTCTTCCTCCTATGCTTTTTTCTGTATTTTTTACATCTTCAATTTCATATTCTATTGCCTTATCACTTTTTACTGATTTAGAAACAGTCTTCAAAGGTATTCTATAATGTGCTTGATAATAATATCCTTCTTCTGCTGTCATTAGATTATTCAAAGAATTTCCAACAGCCACCTGTTTAGTGTGCTTTAATGTTCTGTCTTTAAATAAATTATAAGGGTCTCCTCCACCAGAGTTAGAATAAATTAAATTGTGCTCAGTATCTTTTATTTCATCATATACAATAACGCCTTTATTATAGTATTCCAATGCCTTTCCATTAAGATTAAAAAGTTCTCTTTGAACAGTATTGAATCTATTCATAGATGTCTGTATTATTTGTTCATCGCAATCTAATGGAGAATAACAACATATATCTCCATAATAGCTCCAAGTATTGTCAAAATCTATTTCATCTGCATCATTAAACGAATTTGTTTTAACAATATCGCCTGAAACATTATTAGTAGACGTAAACATTTTAATACCCTTTTTATTCGTGGCTGTTATATCTCTTACATCTTGAATTGCTAAAGAATTGTCTACATTTTCTCTAAAATAATCAGATAAAAGGAAACTTGAATTTACCTTTCCAAAACAATGCGAATATTCTACTAAATCGCTTTCTGGCTGTAAACTTTTGCCTATACCATACCACTCTCTATATCCTTTGTTATTTTTAACAATAGTAAGAAATATGTCGCTTAAAGGCCTGCCTAAATTGTCTTTTAGGTATGAAATATCTATATCATCAGTGTAAACAATTTGTGTAACATCATCATTATATGCAGTATTTGAAAAACCTACTTTTGATATGTGATTTTCAAAGTCGCTATTGCTGTCTGTAGGATTTGAAAACCTTTTTATTAAAGGTATTCTATTCTCATTTTTCCTTCTATTTGTACCTACTTTTTCCTTATATTTATCATCATATAATGAGTATTCGTTTACTTCTTCATCTTTAAATTTAAAATTAGGTAATCTTGAAAATTTTCTAACGTAATATTCACATTCAACATCATTGACTACCCTTCTAAAATGAATATCTTGCGCGTTAGGGTCTATATTACACCTATTACTTTCACAAATGGGGTATCTTTTGCCATTAGTAACATAAACACCTCCACTTGTTTTTCCTGAAATATAATCATTAGCTCCAACAGGGTTAGCAATTCTAGTTCCTTGTGCTGTTCTATCTTCAACTTCAACCCACATATCTGACATGTTTCCAGAATCTTTTATGACTTGGAAAACGTATTTATCTACTATTTTGTATACTTCAGTTGATTCGTAAAATAACTCATTGCCTTTATATATATTAACAGTATCTCCTTCTTTTAAACCATGTTGACAAACGGAATAAACAGTTAATAAATCTGTCTCATCGTCATCTTTTGTTCCTTCATCAAACATATAAACTTTTAAAGAAATATTACCATTTGAATCTGTTCTAAAAAATGGAAATTCTCCTCCACCTGGAATACTTGTTATACTTTCGCTTGGGTATGTTAAACAATAGTTCCAATTTTTTTCAAGCCTTTTTCTAAAGCTATTATATATTGGAGTAAATGAAAACAAATTTCTACCAGGATATAAATCTATATAATCGCAATAAATTCTATTATTAATTGTTTTATTTATATCTGATTCATCACCTACTGCGCTGATACTTCCTCCATTATCAGTATCAATAAGTTTTATAGTATTAGTGGTTGATTGGTTTGAAAACCCATACCATCCATTATCGTCTAATAATCTTTCTTTTATAGCTTCATTAAAAGAAAAAATGTCATACCCTTGGTAAAGATGAAGAGGGAAAATAGTTCTTTCAATTATGGCTTCAGTACCATCTGGAATTCTTGTTCTCTGATGAGAAAAGCCACCTTCCATTATTTTTGGGAAATGCTGAGATACTATATGTCCATCCCTATCCCTCATATAATCATCAATTGTGTTAAAATCTCCATCAATATAAACATGAGGAATTCCTAGTTCATTAACCAGCACATCTCTATAATTTCCGTTTTTATAAGCTTCTCCAAAGTTACCAACGCTTTTTGGAGAATTATTTTCATTATAGTTAACTGCTTTAAATGTTTTTTTCCTCATTATATGGTTATTAAAAATATCAATACCGCAATGATAGTCAAATCCACAATTAGCATTAGATAGTTGTGTATCTCTAATTGCCTCATAATTAGATGGTACTGATTTTTCTCTTCTCTGAGTTACATTCCATTTAAAACTTGTATCATGCTTTTTTCCTATTATACAACCAGGATTACCTATATATGATTCGAGCTGCGATGTAGTCATTGGGCTTTCATAATTAAGCACTTTAACATCTTTACTTCCTTCATATTTAACTATTTCAGTAAATGGATTAAATAAAACATTAGAACAATAAGGATAGATTGTTAAAATCAGCCTAAACTTATTGCTTGATTTTCTTTCATCTAAAAAAACATTGTATGAATCTAATGAATCATTAATGCTATCTTCAGGTAATAATTTCCTATTACCATAGAGATTTACATTTAATGACATGTTTTCATTAACATTTTTCCTATTTACTGAACTATTAAGTAATATTTTATTAGTTGTTTCCATTTTTAAGAATAAAAGTTTTCATAAAATTTATCTATAGCAGTACTACCTTGGTTAATTCCAAAATAAAAATAGAATGAATTATTATACAAAGGAAACGCATAAGGGTAATTAGTAAAATTCCAAGTATTTTCTATTAAAGGTGTAACGTTATCAGTTAATTTATATCCATAGAAATGTCTGTTTGACTTTCCAATGTTAACAGTATATGTAACTGAACCTTCTCCGACAGTATAATTGGTAGAAGTACCACCTCCACCTACGTCACCCATATTGACGCGGCTTCCTCCTTCTCTATCAATTGTGCCACCTCTTGTTCTTGCTCTTTTTCCTCCACGCGGTTCATTATTATTGTTATTTATTCCATTTATGTCAGAATTATTTTCAGTAAACACATCTGTGTTTTTTTCTGTTTCAATGGTAACATTACCTGACGTAGAGCCAAATCTAAAATCAAGATAATCTCTATTTTTATCGTCTTTTGTAAGTTTAAAAGTATAATCACCAGCTATTGAGTCGGCTTTATTATATCTATCAATTTTATCACCTAACCTACCATCAAAATTAGTTGGATAAAAATAAGTTAAAAGATACGTTTTATAGCCTGTAGTTGTATTTTCTTTAACTCCAACAAGTTTATTGAAATTTAATGTTGCAAACCATGCTCTTAAATCAATACCTTCTAATTCTTTTTCTGTTATAAGGCCATCAATCAATCCACTAGCGCCATTAGCAACTGAAAGATTTCCATCAGAATCTGTTACCATCATTAAATAATCAGCATCCAAATTAGTTCCTAATTCGCTTATTCTTTCAAGATTAATACACGTTTTTATGTCGCTGTATGGCCTTAAAATTTTATTTATTTTTTTCTTCCATCTTTTTTTTGTCATGCCAAAAAATAATCCTGCTCCAAATTTTATGCCTCCACTATCTCTTGTTTCATCCCAATTCATTCCATTATAAGAATAATCTGTTTGTTCTCTATTTTCTTGGCTTACTTCTCCTTCATTCTTAATATATCTTCCATATGGAGGTATATTTGACGTTGTAGAAGGCAAATTATTTACTATTTTTGGCACGCCATCAATATCACAATCTTTTAAACTTCCAAGAAGTATTAAATCTGTTGAAAATAGCCTAGCATACTCATATAATTCATGTCCATTATCAGTTATTGTTGATGGCTTTGAACTTCCAAGTTTATTTCCAAAAGAATAATAAAATACATCTAATCCGTCTTTATTTGTGACTTTTTTTATTATTCCACTATAAAAATTTTTACTACCAAAAGGTATCGAGGTAAACATTTTTTCAAAAATAGTGTTTCTGTATATTTTATCTCCTATGTCATCTCCTAGCCATCCTCCTGTCATTATTACCATATCGTTATTTTCATAAACCAAAGAACAATTATTATAAAGATATAAAGTGCTTGCTTTTTGCTTGTCATCATTATTTGTGCATTCACAAAAATCATTATCATAATTGTTTTCGTTGCCTTTCATTTCTAATTTCTTTTGTTTAACTCTCCAATGCCAAGAAGGAAAATATAAGCACCCATTTAACCAATCATTGTAAAAGTCAAGTCCTACAGCATCTGTTTCTTCTATAATTTCATCCCTCATATTATCGTTAGTAAACGTATTAGAATATGATTTAATATAATCCCAAAATTCTGAAATAATATTGTTATTATCACTTATAGCTCTTGTAAGATAAAAAGAAGAAACATTAAAATTAAGGTTCATCTTATTATATGGTATAGGGTTATTATTTCTAGCGTCTTTTTTATTAACCCCTTTAATTGCAATATAATTTTCTGATTTTTCTATTTTAGACATCTGTATTCTTGGGATATAATTCTTTACTGAATATACTTTATTCCAATACAAATCTCTAAAACAAGATTCAGGGGTTTTTGAACCGAATTCATACATTGCATCAGTATCAAGAACGTCTTTTTCTACGGCAGGTATTAATAAATCATCATAAATGTAAGGATTGTTAGGGATTAGATATTTAGCCCTATGTCTTGATGAACCATCATTACCTTTTTCATCAATTGTTACTCTAAATCTGACTCTTGACCTAGTGGGTATACCTTTTTTTGGGTTATCTGTTGCTATAATATTTCCTATTTCATCCATTCCTACATAATCAAGATTCATAGGTATTTGATAACACCATACTCCATCGCCATCAATTAACTCAGTTCCTTTAACTTTATATTCTTCAACTGTATCATTGACGGTTTTTCTTATCATTTCTATATTACCCTTACTTGCAGACATTTGCCCTGCTTCTCCTACATTTCTATCTGGAATACAATTATAACTAACTGTATTTGGATTGTTATCTGTAATAACAGAGCCAATAAAAACACAAGTAGGCTCAAATGTATATTGCAAATTTATATCTTTTCTTGTTATTGCTATTTCTCCTGCATTTTTATCTCCCCATAATGGATAAACAGTAACTGTAGCTGTTTGATTTTGTATTTGTGGTAAACTATCTAAATTTGTACTCTTTTTAAACTGAGTAGGGCTTTCAAATAGGTCTCTTGAATATCCCTTATATATAAAATCTCTTGGCTCTTGAGATAAAACGCCAATATCAGATAAATCAACATCAACATGAATTATCTGTTCGCCTGTAGGTATACCAAATATCATGTAATCACCTGCTTTATTTGTGACTGTTGTGAATTTGTAATATTTGTCATATACTTCCAAAACTGAATCTTCATCCAATACAAGCTGCTTTTTAGGGAATGAACCAACTTCTTGATGTTTTTCAAATTTTTTATAATTTGGTAACGTGTTAAATTTTACATTTTCACTATTAGCATCAGTAACTGAGTTATAAGGATAAATTGCTCTTATATCTTGTCTTAAAGCGTCAACATCAGAAATTGGTATAAACACAGTTACCTTAACGTTTGGAACTCCAAATGCTTCATTAGCAAGAACCCTACCAACAATAACTCCATTCATAGAACTATTTTTATTGCCGTCAGGGTATAACTTATAAATGTTCTCTTGATTTAATTTAAGAGACAATATTTCATATATATCAATATCTTGTTTTAAATTTACATTTAAAACTTGGTCTTTGCCAACATTTGCTTTTATTCTGTAACTTTGTTCCATTAATGCTGTTTAATTTTTTTATAAAACCAAGAAGGTATCTTAGGCTCTAATTTATCATTAAGCATAAAATTTTTTATAGAAGAAGTGGTAAATAGAAAATAGAAAAGGAAAAACGTCCAGCATACTTTTGTTTTTTCCCATACGCTTAATTTTTTCCTTTCCATTGTTTCGCTTATAGCACTCCCAAATTCATTAAAATTATTTATTTTTTTACAATTACAATTATTCATAGCATTTAAATTAATTTTGACCTAAGTTGTATGTCAGAATCAGAATATATTTCAAACATACTATTATAATCAGAATATAATACATGGTCTATAGCATCTAAATCTATTTTGAAAGAATCAGCAGCATCATCAATTTTAAATACGTTTGAAACTTTTGTAGCGCAAGTGCCAGTTAAATCTGCTTCAGGATAAGGGCACCTGTCAGAACTATATTTACCATTATAAAGACTATACACTTCAAAATTAATTATTGATATAACTCCATCAACCAACATTATTTCTTTTTCAAGGTCTCCTAAGAATATATCTTCTCCCATATCATGCTTTTCAACAGACATATAATCTTTTATCTTCTCAATAACGTTTGTTAATACCGTAGGGTTATCATAAGTTTTACTTACAAATAAATCAATAGAGAAACCTATATTGTATATTCTTCCGCTTTTTCCTTCAATATAATCACTTATAGTCTTATAATGAGACAAATATTCTTCTATGTTTTCAACTAACGTTTCAGGTAACGCTTTTGATAATCTCCCATCTGCATTAAGGCCTAGCATACTAATGTTTATCTTATTGTTTTCTTCGATAACAGCAGCTCTATAAGGTGCTCCATACTTAGGAGGCATCATCATCAGTCTGTATTTATAATCCTTAACTGTAACGCATCTTTCTTGTGAAGAATTATTATATTTTGTTAAGTATTTTATTTCTTCTGTTGTTGGGGCATCTTTACCTGCTACAGCTGGGCTTGTATTAGTAACTGATAATGAATTTAATACTTGTCCTCTTATTGATGCTGCATTTTCATCATTTGATACTCTCTGTTTAAATTCTGCTACAGTAAGAGTAATAGAATTAATAGCACCTTCTCCTACATTACTTGATATGCCGCCGCCAACTCTATAAAGTATAAACATCGTCCATCCTTCTCTAGGTAAAACACCTAACATATCATTGTTAATGATTTGTGACAACATTCTTTCAGAAAATTTTTCCTTAACTTCTGGCAATTCATCATAAAGAACTCCACTACCAAAGATAATCTTCATATATCCATTATCTGTATATTCAGTAATAAATTTCTGAGTTATTGGCTTCCATTTGCCTCTATAATATCTAGTTGTTCTCGTAGTACCACTATCATCATCGCCACTTTCAGTATAATCATCATATAATTCAGGATTAAAATAATCTTTTAAAACTCCATTATCTATTTTTGTTTCAGTGGCAAATCTATACTGCTCAGCTAATGAGTCAACTTCAAAAAATCTGAATGTTTCTGCTGCTTCTTCTGTCATTTTATATTGTTCTGAGTCTATATAAAATTCTTGAAGCTCAGGGTCTTTATTAAAGTTTGATGTTTCTTTAAAAATTATTGACTCAATATTCATGACATTTTTCTCAGGAAGAATAATTTCCATAAATGGCTTCAAGTCTTGTTTAAGAATAACCTTCTTATATATTCTTGTGCTACCATTTATTGCCAAAGTGGTTTTTGACACTGTATATGCTGTTATTACTCCATTACTATCTTTTAATGGAGAAAAAGTTCTATTTGAATATCCGTCTTTATTAAATTGTTCGCCAAAATCAACATCTTCATAAAGTTGGAAGTTGAGATTACCAGCAGATACTATAGTACTCTTTTTAACTATAGGTGCAAAAGACCAATTAGGATGTGATATACTTCCAGAATCATCATCACCAACAGGCAAAGTACAAGATAATTTCACTTCACACATACTTGCCTTTGGACCAGGAACATTTAAACCATTTGACCTTGCAATGTTAAGAACAGTACTTTTTAATTTAGCACTATTAACATTAGTTTCTTGGTACATTCTATCTATATGATACGACAAGTTATCACTTACTGCTGCAACAAGTTCAATGAACCAAGCACCAACGCTTGAGTCATTATAACTGTCTGCTAATTCAGGATAATATTTATTACTAAAACTTATTAACTCTGATTTATAATCATCAAATGTCCTTGATAAAAAATTTATCTTTTTTTCCATTATAATTGTGTTATTATACTGTCATTTGTTATTTTATTTCCTTGTTTTACAGAATAATCCATTCTAACAAATATCTCTGCCCTCTCATCATCGCTTTGAACCACTCTAACGTTATTCATAACGCACCCTGGCACATATCTTTGTACTGCTGTAATTATCTCATTTTTAACACCTTCCCATGCCTCTTTATCATTTGGACTGAAAATATATTTAATAAGGTCAGTTCCAAACTCTGGATTTCTTATTCTCTGTCCTTTAGGTGTGAATACCACATGCATTATCTGACTTCTAACCTTATCTTTTTCTGACATATTAACGTCAACAAAAAAATTCTGATAATCATTAGTGGTAAAAGGATATTTTATATTAAAGAATTGTCTCTTAGCCATTACAGTAATTTTTACTATATAATTATCTAAAAAATAACTTTTTACTGGTTTATGTAAACAAAAAAAAGGGCTATCACTAGCCCTTTTTCCAAAACATACTTGTTATGTCTTTAAAGTCAATCTCTTTAATCCCACCATCTAATTTTATGTGGGTCAGTTTGTATAATTTCTGATTAGTTGTCTTCTTATTCAATGCTCCTAGCTCATCATCGTAATGTCCTAGTTTAATATAATCGAACCAACTGAAATCTATATTTTTATAATAATTATCTCTTCCACTATACCATCCTATTTTCAAATTTTCGTGTGCTTTCTTAGTTTTCTCAGCCAAATCACATATCTCCTGTGGCGTGGCATCACCACCCATAAAGCAAACGCAAGTTATGCCATCATTTTCTTTAAGTAGTTTTTCAAGTTCTTCCTCTGTAAGTTCTGTGCCTATATCGCTCCATAAGAACTTTGAATGGCATCCAGGACACTTACAAGGGCAATTTGTTATGTTGATGGCTAATGTAATTTCGTTTGGTATTTCTTCAAATACCACCATTGCATCGTGATACTTAACCATTATTAGAATCTATAAAATTAGTTAACGCTTGTTGTGGTATGTTTCCACTTACGGTAGAAACCACTTTGTCATTTTCATCTAGTAAAATAGTAGTAGGAACTGCTCTTATTTTGTATTTAACAAATTCATCTTCGTTTTCTTCTGCATCCAATTCCTTAAATTCAATATCTTTGTACTTTTCTATTTTGCTTACATTTTCAAAAGTATTGTGATATGCTCTACATGGACCGCACCAGGTGGCTGACATTTTAAGTACCTTCTTTATCATAACTTATTTTCCTCTTTTATATACAATCCGCATTCGCAGTTATTTTTAATTGTGTAATCAGTGCAAGGGCAATGCAAGTCTTTTCCTTCATACTCTTCACTGTTATGGTGACAAGGGCAAACCCCTTCATTCAATTCACACCTTTTTAAAATGGCATTTACTACTTTATCGTTTTCGTTTAACTTCCAGCCTTCTTTTCTAAAAATCTGTATCATATTTGTAAATAAAAGGGTACTTTTTGTACCCTTTGCTTATTCCTTATTATAATATCTCATTTCAGCCTCAACTTGTCTTGGCTCATTAAATGAACTAACACGTTTCAAATATCCTATGATTCTTGTTAGATAATCAAGATTCTTACTTCCGCACTTAGGGCAAACATCTAGTGTATCTTTACTTATATGCCCACAATCGTTACATACTGTGTTTCTGCAATTGAATGTGAAATAACTACATCCATATTCAGAAGCCACCTTCAATAATTGTCTGTATTGGTCAAATGAAAGATGCTCATTTATATTAAGGTGTGCTGCTTGTCCTCCATCAAGGTACTTAACATAATCATTTCCGTGTAACTTCATCTTATCCAATATTGATAACTTTGTATCTTCTGGGTTGAAGAAATAACTACTGTACATTATATGTTTTGGAGAAACAAAATATCCATCTTTCTTATCCCAATTGTAGTTCTTGTTTGAAAGATTCTCACCTGGTACGAACTCTGTATTGTACATACAGTCTCTTGTTCTGTCCTTCTTATTTGAAACATTAATTGTTTCAAGAACTAAATTCACAAATTCCTTGTATTCTTCGTTAAGGTTTGCGTCAATTGAAAGGAACTCTGCTGCGTCTGTCAATCCATTAACACCAATTGTAAGATATTGTTTTTTCATACTGATGAAACCACCTCTATAAACATCAAGCATATTAGCGTTAAGGAAATCTTTAATTATTTCATTAAATGCTCTCTGATACTTATGTACTCTTTCTGTCATTTCTGTTATGCCATTAGAAATGTAGTTGTAGAGGGTCTTCTTATCCTTTACAGACTTAATATCAATCTGTTTTCCATTTTCTATTTCCTTGTTCTCAACCTCGTTGAAATACTTTCTTGCTGCATCTTGAATTACTCTATTGAGGTTAATTGTCATAACTGATTTTGAACCAGTCGCCACTGATGCTGTACCCATTGAGAATTGGTGTGTTGTGTGGTTATGTTCATCGTCCTCTGTATCTTTAAGAGAGTTTCTAAGTCTACAACAAGAACTCAAAGAGTCTGGTGAATCGCTTAGATAACAGAAGAATGAATGTCCCTCTGCCCACATTTGGGCTGTGAAATCTGCATATTCCTTGTCAACTATATCGTGTCCATCAGTGAGCATTGCCATTGTTTCAACTGGGAATGTAAGTACATACTTTGTTCTTTCCTCATTGAACCACTTCATAAATTTCTTCTGTAACCAAGACAATGTTTCCCAAATTGGTGCTGTTCCGTCTGGGAATCTAAAATCACTGAACACGCCTTCAAAATAATTCTTGTCAAAATAACCAACGTTCCAGAACACTGTTTGATAACCTCTGTTACCAGCTGGCATATTCATTGAGTGTACAACTTGTTGGAAACAGTTCTCAATAACTTGTTCTAAGGTTCTTCCCTTTCTATTAATCTCAACCTTATCATTCAACTTTGTTAAGTAGTCATCACCATAATCTTTTCTAATGAAATAGTCCATATACATTAAAAATTCAGGCGTAGCAACAGCTCCCATAAACTGGGATGACACTGAATAAACAAGGTTAATGAATTCTCCACAGAATGATTTTAAATCTGTTGGGGCTGTAGATTGACCGCCAAGGCTCTTTAAACCATCGACCAAGAATGGGTACATCGTAATAGCAACGCAATATGGATATCCAGGTGTTCCACTCTCATCGTGTTTATAGAGAACATGGCTTTCAAGGTCTTTAAGATATTGGTCTGCCAACTTTTTGGAATATAATGCTTTAATCTTATTGTGCATTATATACCTGTTTTGCTGAATGTTCTTTCCTTTATGTAACTCTTGACCTAATGTGACAACGTTCTTGTTTTCAACATTAGCGTTTGAATCATACTTAGAACCAGTTGAAGCGTTTGATGCATTAATGTAGTCACGTATAAAGTCGCTATCCTTCTTTAACGTTTTGTTCTTTCCTTCTGATTCCTCATACTTTGAAATATATGCTCTTGCAACTTTTTTGTTTACAGACATTAGAGCTTCCTCTACCTGTCTTCTAATCTCTTGAGACGAAATTTTGTCATAAATGAACAAATTCCTAATTAACGATTCAATGAGACCGTCTGGGCAAATCTCATTTGTGGCAATATATGCCTCACAGATACCACGCTTTATCTTCGTAGGATTGTATTCCTCAAAAGAATTATCGTTTTTTCTTACTTCCATTAAAGCAAAACTTTAAATTTCATTATTTTACATTTTTTTTCGGTTAACCATTTAATCATCTTGATGTAAGAATAAATATGCAAAAAAATGTTAAAATTATCCGATTTCGAAATAAAAAAATTGGTTGCCATCCGTAACCCAATGACAACCAGTATTTTCCACGATTAAAATTATTTTTTTTCTTTTTGTTGTCGATTTGCAATAATTTCTGCTATAGCTTTTTGTGTGTTTTCCCTGTCTTTTTCTCTATCCCTATTAAACGCTAACATACTATTAAACTCATCGACATTATCGGTACTAATTCTACATGTACCATTATTAAATTCAACGTTATTAAATACTTTACCTGCTTTTCCTGCTCTATTTTTCAATATTGCAATTGTTGCTTTACTCTCTTCAATGTCCTCTACTGTTCTTGCGATTGACATTACTATGTGAGCAATCTGAATCTTCTTGAAAGAACCTCCTGCCTTATCCATAGTAACAACCTCAACATTAAGAGAATCTTTTGTGCCTTGAACTGGAATCCAAATGCCAATGTTAAGTTCACCTGCCATTGCTTCGAACTTTCTCATTGTCTTACCCTCTTTCTCCCATTTATCGTCACTCGAATCGCCTTTACAAAGCAAACATTCGAAATAGTCAACGATTACAAGGTCAGGACTGAATCCCGTATTTTTCAATTTTATGATAAGCCTCTTAATATCATCAGCGGTTTTTTCACCACTTGGGAGTCTTATTATTCTTAAGTTCTTCTGTAAAAGTTCCCTATCTTCATATTTTGCGAGTTGTTCTCTTACTTTCTCAATGATTCCTGGCTTTGACAAATCCTTTGCCTCAATTCCAGTAATTCTTCCCATATGTTTTCTTTGGATTTGTTTTACTCTATCCTCGAAAACAATCTGCAACACCTTATATCCATCGTCATTATTCTGTGGGCAACGATATGTTGCAGCAAAAGAAGCCATTGCTGTTGTTAAAGATGTCTTTCCAAATGATGATGAACCAATGATACAACCCAATTCACCTTTACCAAGACCACCTTCAAGAGTTTCGTCAATTTTACCAATACCCGTTGGTATTGCTACTCTATAATCCTCTGACAAAGTTTCATTCTCATTATCAAAAACACAATATCCCAAATCTTCATTTGTACCTTGTATTAATGCTTTATTGAGAATATCAACGCACTTATCATAGTTTTCAATATCACCTTTTCCGGCAATTTTAATTATTTCATTCGCAACACGAATCATATTCTGTTGCTTAAAGAACTTTTCAGCAAGTTCTCTGATATAATTAGAACCCTCAGAAGATATACCATGAATTTTATCGACTATGGCATCATAATATTCCTTTTCGGTTTCATTATGGGATTTATTAGCAAGAGCAATCTTAATCATATCATAATTTGCAGGTACTTGCTCTTTCTTATAATATTCCCTCATGACCCCAACAAGTGTTTTCAAGTTGGGGTCAGTGAAAAGGTTTTGGTCTATTATATCGCACAAATCTTTGAAAAATTCTTTGTCCTCAATAAATTCATGGACTAATTTATATTGAAAGTCTTCTCCAAGAAAACCAAGTTTATTTGTTTGTGCGGTTTTTGCCATAATTTATTTCTTATTATTTTTTTCCTCTAACTTCTTTTTTGCACTTTCTGCTGATAACTTAAGCCACTTTCTCTCTAGTTTTCTATTCTGAGCCTCTATGTTGAAATTGTAACTTACCTCGTTACCATCCTTATCCTTTCCATAATATTCAGTCATTGTGTAATCGCTAATCTTGTTAAACATATCTTCGTGTATTGAACAAGTTTCGCAAATCTGCTTAGTAATCTGAATCAATAAGTCTGGTTTATCCATAATCATACCCTTGAGTACCTGATGCTCAAAAGTAAGTCTGTCCTCATTAGACTTGAAGAATGCTTCCTTGTCGTATGTGTAAACTCTACCATCCTTAGAAGTAATCTTCACCACTTTATTACTAATGTCTACCTTATCCCTAATTGCCTTTGGATATGCGTAGCCATCCCAAATTTTACTTAATACAACTCTCTTCTTATCCGATACCTCGAACTTAAATGTACACTCCCAAGGCTCAATAGGCTTTCCTACAAACTCTTCGAATGCATCTGGTTCCATAGGATTGAAGAAATACCAAGTGTAAACTCTACTCTTAGATTTCAAATCGTTATCAATCATTTCAACGATTTCATCTACTTTCTCCTTAAATTCAACAGACTCCATACTATGCTCGATGTAGTCATTGATTTTAAAGTTTCGCTTACAAATGATGTTGTTGTTAACATACAATGCAAATTCAAATCTCTCTTCCTTGTAATTTTGTTCTTTTAAGTTAGCCATAAACTTTTTAATTAAATGTTAAACATATATCTAAAAAACTCTATTTTGTACCATTTTAATAAAATACCTTAGTGCTGCTTCATTAGTTTTCATATATTTAAATGTCTTACTATTAAAAGATGTAGCACTCCAAGGACTATCCGGGGAATCAAGCCTTGTATAATATGTAAGTTTGAATGCACTTCTACCTGAAAAGTCACTAACAAACTCACCGTGATACGAATACTTAGGATTTCTATACTGTAACAAAGAAATCGCTTCTTGATACTTTCTAATTAGTTCCTCATCCATATTTCATAAAATTTTAAATTTAACGTCTTTTAACAATGCAAATATACAAAACTTTTTCCAAAAAACAAAAAAAATTATGCTGTTTTTTTAGAAAATTCTTTTTCTGTTTTTATTATCTTTTCATACATTCCGAAAAGGTTTCCAAATATTTTTTCGTCTGTTAAATCATACATACCATTCTGATACACAATATCATACACATTTTTTATATCCCTTCCTTCGCAGTTTAATGGGGCATAAGACTCTTCTTTTAGGCCTTTACGAGCCTCATCTGTTAGCAAAGGTTCTGATAAGTCAATAATCTTCTTATTGATATTATATATGTCTTTGCCCTGTATACCATCAGTTACACAATTAACAATATTTTCAAGCGATTTAAGAGGTTTTTTCTTGGCTTGCTTCCTCTCTTCCAATAACTCTTTTGAACGCTCAATAACAGCCTCTAAAGATGTTTTCTTATCCTTCATTTCTGGAAATAGTTTCAACAATGTTTGTTCGCCAATTCCCTTAATACCTTTTATATTATCAGAAGCATCACCACACAATATTTTCTTCACTAATGTATTCTCATGAGTAATTCCAAGTTCCTCAACAGAATTTTTTGGACTTATGAATTTCCTAAGTGATGGTATGTATTGGCAAACTTCATCGTTTATTAATTGTGTAAGGTCTCTGTCACCACTTACAATTACTACTCTCTCATTAGGTCTCTTATTGTGAACATAATAAGCTATAAGGTCATCACCTTCTACATCGTCATATATGAACTGTCTTATATATAAGTTTTCAAGAATTTCTTGAATTAGTAAACGCTGCCTTTGGAAATTTTCATCATCAGTCTCAGCACGTTTTACTTCCTTCTTATTTTTGTTATGGTATGCATATACCTTTTTCATATACTCCCTTATACCCTTATCATAATCTGACTCTCCACTTATAAGTTCATAATGTTTATCACGATTAGCCTTATAATCATTATAATAATTGTATCTTAATACCCCAGAGCCATCACCGTCCCAACAAACAACACAATATTTGAAATCCTTTTTCTGTAAAAGTTGACCTAATTGCCTTAAAAATACAAAAACAGCACCATATTCTTCGCCATTTTGGTTCATTCTTTTATCAACCAATGACATTTTAAGCAAACTATTACCATCAACCAATAAAGTATATATCAGTTGTTCATTTGATATGTTATTTGCTTCTGCTCTACTCTTTTTTACAATTTGTTTCATTAAATTTATATGTTTTATGAGGCATAATTATTTCGGCTTCTAATTCTACATCAAAATCTTCAAACTTTTTTTGATTACAATATTTTTTCATTAAATCCATATAGTCTTTCAGAATATCTTTATCAGTTTCGCCAAACAAAGTCCTACGTGATTCATACTCAATATTTGATACAATATATCTATAATGTAATTTTTTCTTTAAAACACTTGAATAATTGTATTTTTCAAACTTAAATTTATTCATAATTTAAATATTCTAAAATTTGTCTGTCTATTTCTGCTGCTATTTTCCCTGAAAGCATTGCCGTTAACTCTCTTTCGGCATCAATGTTATGAATGCACGTATATCTCCCAATGTTGTCGGGGAGTATGTAACTTTTAGATATTTTTTTATTCCTATGATAGAATAATTATAACTTTCATACTTATATTTTTGCTTCATAAACTTTAAACTCTTTTTCAAATGATTCTTTTTCTTTCACAAACGTATCTCCTATAGTATTGTCTGCTTCTTTGCTCCACTCTCTGTACATACAAGCATTATACCATTTATCAGTTGAAATGTCTTTCATTCTACACGTTCCAAAATACATATAAATTTTATCGTGAGAATAGCCATTGGAACCTACATTTTTGTCTATATGTTTTATCAAATCATATTCTTCAATCATAATTCCAAATATTTCACGACTCTTGTATTAATTCCTTTTTCTCCTGCAATTTTAATCATGTGCTGTGTTCCGTGAGACTTCCCATCCCAAAAAGCAATCAATCCATCAGCAACTTCAGCCATTTGTTCATTTCTTCTGAACCCTGCCGACTTTCCTAATTTCTTCCAATCAGCTGGGTATATCTCCAGGTCAAACCCCTTATCATTAGCATACTTTTCAGCAAGAGTATCAGCACCTTTTGCGTGTCCGCTTACAACAATTATATTGTGAGTTTTGCTTTTTTCACGCAAAATATCATTACATTTTTCATAAAGTAACTTGTAATTACTAAATCCTCTTGAACCAGCGATTACTACTTTAAAGTTTTCTTTTTTTTCTGCTTTTTTAGCCATTTATTATACCATTTAGTTCGCTTAATTTCAGATAAGTCTCTTTTTTTAGTAGTAAATTGATTGGCTTTTCAATATAAGCATCACTATAACTAAAACGAACATCATTTATAAATTCTTTTGTTTTAACAAACCCTCTTTTTCTAATTTGTTCGTCTTGTTTTGCCAACATTTCAAGAGTCCAACCACGTTCTTCTAAAAATTTCATTATCTTATCACGCTTCACTAACGCCCATTCTAGTTTTTTGATATTATTTCTGTCAATTTTATCTGTATCGTACCATTCTTTACTCTCTATATAAGGTATATCAGCCTCTAAAATCCACCCAAATAGGTAATATTCTGTTTTTTTTGTTGTATCAATCAGCCATCCGCACCTTTTTAAACCATTTTTACTCAAAAATGATAATTCTAGTGAAAAAGTGTTAAGAATTTTATTAGCGTAATTTTTTGCAACCTTTTCATCAATAACTGAACGATTTAATTTACCATTTGTGGTGCTTAAAAGTAAATCAGAGCCTGAAAGTTGCTCTTCTTTTCCATCTGTTCTGGCATATTCTGTAAAAAGTTCTTTATTTTCATATAAATTCTTATCTAAAAATGCTGCAATCTCTCTTTCTACAGCCATATCATTTTTTCTATTACTAATCATACATGTACTTTTTACAAATATACAAAAAATTGTTAAAAAACAAAAAAAGAGTGACTAAAAAAACCACTCTTTTTTGAAATTATCTTACCATAAAATTGAAAGGCATTGGCTTCATTTGTAAAACTTTTAATAAACTATCGTTCATATCTGCCTGATTCTTCATCAAATTCCAAGGAAGCATTCTATCAAGTCTTTCCTTCAATTCATTCAATACTCTATCCTTATCTTGTTTACCAAGGTCAAGCAACATATTATAGTCCATCTGCATTTCTGCTTCTGGAATCTTAACTGCTCCACTGTATGTACCACGAATGATACCAAGCGTAATCATAGCCTCTGCTACAAGCAACTGTCTTACAGTTTGCTGTGTTGGTTCGTTAAATAATTCATATCTCATTTTATTCAAAGGCACTTGGTCAGGGGTAATAAGAATTGAATCCTTATTATCTAGCATACACTGTTCAGCCGTATTATCTCCATCGGTAGATACGTCATAGTATGTGTACCAACAATAGCAAGAATGGTATCTATTCCATCCCCAAGTGTCATCAGCAGCAAGACCGCCAACCATATTTGGAGAACCTGGGGTTGATAACAAGTGTACGAGGTGAGTACCATTTGGGCCAGCTGTTACTTGATAAGCCAAATCGCCACGAAGCAATGAATTCTTATATTTTAAGTCAGCAGCCATAAGTGCTGTATCATATGATGAACCGATATAGAATCCAGTAATTCCCATACCATTACCCATATTACCATATTGTCCATATCCTCCTGCAATACCTGTATCAAGTGTACCCAAGTTACCATACAATGCAGCCTTTGTTGTTGAAGGAGTAATGTACATAACCTTGTTAATTTCTCTACCAGCAGGAATTACATATACTTGCTTTCCTTTTTCAATTTGGAAGAAATCTTTCTTTAATTCCCATTTTGTACCTCTCTGCTGCAAACCAACTTCTTTTGAAAACCATTCAGACCAATCACGAGACCAATCAAGAGTTCTTGTGCTTAGTGCAAAGGCAAGGTCAGCAGGGTTATTGATGAGCGTATTATTACCCATCATATTAAGCCATTGAGATTCGATTACCCAGTTCTGAACATATGATGCATAATCTCCAACAGCAACTTCAAGAAGGTCACACAACTGTTCATCTTCTAACTGTACAATTCTTATAGGAGCACCTATTTTTGTTCTTACAATTCTGAACAAATCCCTTAGTTCTTGTGTAATTTGCATTTTACCTAACTTATTTATTACTTATAAATATTTATATAAAAATTAAATTAGATGAAAAACGTTATTATAACTGAATCTATCATAAAAAATGCTTTAAGACAATCTATCAATGAAATGATTGGCGAAGATAGAACAGAAGCTCCAGATGGTACTGTTGAGATTGATAATTTCCAAAATGTAAGAGAAATTATACAGTTCACGAAACCTGGAGATACAATTTATTTCGTTGAACTTATTAAACGTAAGAAGGACAATCCTGATATGCTAGATTCACGCCAATTCATCAAGCAATTCTACTTTAAAGATGAGAACGAGTTTAACAATGCAGAGGCTTCTATTAAAACTCTTTGTCAGCAATTAGGAGCAAGGGCTTACATATATCTTAATGCACGCTCAAAAGCAATGATTGACAAATACACAAAGATTTACTCTGACAGATTTGCTAAGAATAGGAGAATGGCGCAACATTTTGGCAATAATCCTATGGCATATGCCGCTGGAAGAAGTTTTGATGCCCCAGATAGACCTTTATGCTTCGTTGATATTGATTCTGATGATTTCAACGACATTAGTTTGGCAATGAAGATTATTCAAGACGCTGGCATTACGCCTTTATTTGCATATAGAAGTATGAATAATGGCTTACACGTTATTCTTCCAAACAAAGATGATGCTAAAAAACTTGATTTCACACCTATTAATGGTAATCTTAATGGATTGAGCCAATTCTATAAAAACAACGCTAAAGTAAGTGTTGAAATTGATAAGCCTACTCTTCTTTATGCTTCACTTAAGCCAAATGGATATGATGCACAAGCAGCCAGATTTGCTAAAGCAATACAAAGAAGAGATAACCAACAGCAACAAAATAATAGGAATAGAAATCGTAGACATCCTTAAAATATAATATAAAACATTATGGCAAAATTATTAAAAATAGGTGCTGCATATATACCAAACTATAAAGTAACATCACAAGATGGAACAACTAAAATAGAGCCTCACGTTCTATTTTATTTTGATTCAGACGAAAAGACTGCAAACCTTGTTGCTGGTTCAGGTGTAGCAAAAGGACTTAAAGCAGATGGTGATTCTGTTATTAAAGCAGTAAAACTTGATAAGTATAAGGACTTTATATATGGCAAAAAAATGTTTCCAAGAATTTTGGATGCATTTGAGCAGTGTGGATATGTATATGACATTAACAATTTAAATGCTCTAGAAGCAAACGTTGAACAAGAGGTTCAAAACGTGTTGAATAGTGATGCATCAAGTAAGATATATGCAGATAACGCTTCTTTCATTGATGATATTATCAAGGCAATGGAAGAAAACCTTAACGACCCTAAATTCTTAAGCTACGTTAATGCTGTTGGTAGTATCCAATATGTTGGTGACGATGTATTAAGTAAGGTAACAAAGTTATCTTATAAAAACACATGTATGGTACTTTCGCAGTGGGTTAACGCTGGAAAAGGAGGGCAACCTACTTATTTGGCGACAAAGAGACAGTGGTCAAAATTCTTTAATAGAGACGTTGTTCCTGGAGCTACTCCTTTATATATTGTAAACCCTAAAGATGTTGTTCACAGAAGCATTAAACAAACCATGAAAGACTATGGCGTATCACAGGCACAATATGATTCAAATCCTATGATACAAAAGCAAATTGATACGCTCACAAACGATAAAGATTACGGCCAATATAATAATACCAAATTTGGATTAAATGGCATAAGCCCTTATTATGACTATAGCGAAACTGTTTTGCAGCAAGGTGCTCAAAGTAACTATGATTTTGACAACATGAACAATGGTAACTTTGATACTGATAAAGACAAAGCAGAAGATGAAAAGAGGGGAGATATATTAGCAGCAGCAACTGGTGCAGGTAACAAAAAGTCTGATGCTGAAATTATTAAAAACCTTGAAGCGCACGCTGTTAAAACCAACGATACCAATTTAATAAATATATTAAAATCAGGAGGAAACGTAATAACAAAATCAATTGAATATCTTGCTGATAATTCAAAAACAATTTTACGTGAGGTTGATGAAAACAAGAAAAAACTTTACAAAGGCGTTTTGGTTGCTTTTGTTTTAAAGAGGCTTCAAATTGATACTGACTATTCTGACAGATTGTTAATGAATAACATGAGTCAATTGAAAACTTATGGAGGTTTAAATAAAACAGTGTTCCACGCCATTGGCTCAGATTTTGAAAATATAGTTAACCTAATTTATGGCATCACTGAATCTGTAAGCAATAGCACATTATTGTGGATGCTTAACGCAATAGGAATGTCAGTTGAAGAATATAAGGCATTACCAAATACAGAACAAGAAGCAGAAGCAATGATGAACAACGTTAGAGAATCATTCATTAAAATTTTTAATAATTTATTAAAATAATATCAATATGAAATTGTTTGGAAAAATAACAGATAAATTATTAAAGGAAGAATTTGAAAGGGATGGTGGCTTCTACGTTTATCATGGAACATCACCAACAGCAGAGGAAGGAATAAGCAAACTTGGTTTTGAGAGATTCTTTACTGGTTCTAGAGGTGGTAATATGTATGGAGCAGGAATATATAGCACTTACAAACTTTCAACACAAGGACAGAATGCGAGAGGTGTATATGGTAATATGATGTTCAAATTAAAGGTTAAGAGTTTAAAAGACTTCATTATTTATGACCCTGATATTGCTATAAAGGTTTATGGAAACCCAAGTGTTGAATTTCAATTAAAGAAAATCCTTTCTCCTAATTCTTTTGAAAAGATTAAGAAAGATTACTATTATTCAAAATACATAAATACTAACGGTACTCTTACAACAAGTACTTGTGCTCTTGCTTTATGCGAATACTTGAGATATAATGACCCAGAAGCAATGTATAAAATTAATGGCTTTATATTCTCAGGAAACCACGATGGTTGGGTTTGCTTTATTAAAGACTTTAAAAACGCATACCCTGTTGAAATAAGCAATGACTGTGGAAGAACTTGGAAGCCATTTGAAGGAAGCAAAACAATGCAAGAATTTGGTATTGATGATGTTGACTTAAGATGGCAACTTGGTAAACATAATTACCAACTTATGAAAGAACTAGATGAAGTTCCATACTATTTCATAAATGGTTTTGCAAAAGTTAAAAAAGATGGCAAATATAATTTCTTATATAGGAAAAAACCATTGTCACAAGGAGTAATTAGCCCTGTTTGGTTTGATTACGCTCCGGATACGTTCTCAAATCAAGGAAGAGCAAATGTTGTTGTTGATGGTGAAACTTTCATTTTAAAATTAGACCAAAAAACAAATACGTTTTATGTTTACTATTCAGATGGTAAATTTATTTGTAGGCTAGATTTATTTGGCAGATTCTTGGCAAATATAAAGAACCAAGTAGAAGATGACGATGAAGATTTTTAATTTAGATACATTATGAAAAAAATTAATATAAGAGAAAATAAATTAAATATATTTATATCACAAATTTTAAAAGAAGCCATACAAAAAGCACCTGTATTTGGAAGTGGTAGGCATACAACAGATTATAGTCCAGTCTTTCAAGAATTAGCAAAAATTGAAAATCTTCATACTGACAGATACAAAGATTACGAGTTGGAAGATGCTTGGAATGATTGGAAAAATGTTGGATATAACAAGCACAGCAATGAATATTTAGTTTACTTGTCAAAATTCAACAATTTTATGTTTGGAAGTGGCGGATTTTTAAGAAATTTGTCATATGTAGCAGATAGAACAAACGGGCCATTACATCTAGCCATATTAGACAATCAATGGTCACGTTCATTGGTTGGAACAAAAGATTGGAAATATTCTGATTTAAATTCTGGAAGTGGAGGCGATGAATTCCATTGTTTTTACACAACAGTTTTAAAATTATTTCAAAACCCTGCAATTTGGAACGACTTCTTTTTTAATCCTGTATTTGCAAAAGAAAAGGCAAAATATGATAGCATAAGGTCAAAAATTACTGACATTATGAAAACAAACAAAGAATCATATGAAACTCAGTATAAGCCTTTACTACCTATGGAAGAATACAGACAACTTAATTTATTTATGAATGAAATAAATCAAGAAACAAAGAAAGTTGAAAAAGGACTTAATTGTAAACCTGAGTTATTCTACGAACCAAAATTTGAAAATGTAGGTGGATTTGAAGATGATGAAGATGAAGACTATTAATGATATGAATAAAAATATTGTTATTGTACACTACAATACTCCTTATCTCACTGAATGTCTGGTAAGGAGTATTAATTTTTTCGTTAAAGACGCTATTATCTATATTTTTGATAATAGTGATAAGTTACCGTTTACAGCTAAATTTGACAACGTTACAATAATTGACAATACTAAAGGACAGATAATTGATTTTGGCACTTGGCTTGAAAAATATCCAGATAGGATAAAATCTTCAGCATTTAGAAACAATTATGGTTCTGCTAAACATTGTTATAGTATTGATAAATGTATGGATATTATAAACGATAATTTTCTTCTTCTAGATTCTGATATACTATTAAAAAAAGATATTTCAAAATTAATTGATGAAAAGTTCGTTTTTGTTGGTGGAACTGAAATTTGGAAAGCAAGAAACCCAATGCCTGATTCTCATCCAAAAGCAAAGATAAGAGCAGTGCCTTATATGTGTTATATTAACACTAAATTGTGCAAAAAATACAACATAAGGTATTTCAATGACAAATATATGTATGGACTAAGTGCAAATGGTGATTCTTATGATACTGGTTCATATTTTTTTGAACAATTCATTAGAAAAGGCTTGAAATGGAAGAAAATAAACTATAATGAGTATATTGTACACTATAAAGCAGCAACGTGGGTAGATAGTGCCAAAAAATATGATAATTATAATCCTATTAGTATTGAAAAATGGTTAGAAATACATAAAAATCTATGGGATTTTAAAACTGAGGTTAAAAAAGAGAAGCCAATTGAAGTTAAAAAAAATTCTAAGAAAAAAAAAGTAGTTTATACTTGTATAACTGGTGACTATGATAATTTATTAACGCCTAAAATTGTTTCAGAAGATTTTGATTACATATGCTTTACTGATAATACTAATTTACAGAACGATGTTTGGAAAATAATGCCATTACCAAAAGAAACAGATGAATTAAGTCAGGTAAAGAAACAAAGATATGTAAAAACGCACCCACATTTAATTCTTAAAGATTATGATATTTCAATTTGGATTGATGGAAATATTGAAATTATTGGAGAAATGAATGATTTTATTAAAAATGTTGATGTTAGTGATGCATCAATATTAATCCCTAAACATCCATCAAGAAAATGTATATATGCAGAAGAAAGGGCTGTGATTTCTATGAAAAAAGACACTTCACAAAACACCAATCCACAAATAAAACGCTATAAGGAAGAAAAATTCCCAAAAGACTATGGACTAGTTCAAAGCAATATCATTTTTAGAAAGCACAATGATGAAAAATGTATAAAAATAATGGATGAATGGTGGGAGGAAATAAAAAATGGTTCTCATAGAGACCAATTATCATTCAATTATGTTTGTTGGAAAAATAACGATGTTAAAGTTGTTTACCTAAATGAGAAAACTTGTGAATCTAGATGGTTCAGATGGAAAAAAATGCATAATAAATTTAAAAAAACTCCAACAATAAAAAGAAATATTGATAGACCACGAAAATCAGTAGAGCAACTAAAGGCTGATTTTGATGAAATTATTAGAAGAAGAAAAAAGTGTAAAACAGGTGACATTAGTATATACATACCGGGGTAACTCAATTAAGAGCCACCCCGTTATTGTTTTATTCGTCAAAAGTTTCTTCCTCAGTATATTCCAAATCTGCCTCTGTTAAATCAGAAACAGACTCGTTTCCATCTTTCTTCCTTTGCTTATCAAGGTTTTCAAGAATTAGTTTGATATTTTCTTTCTTATATGTGTCAATGTCACTTTCTGAAATTAATCCATTATGTACGCAACACATTGTACCTTCATAAGTAACATTATATGGAGTAGGTAACTGATTCTTTGTTGTCTTTATCTTAGTTACAATTCCATATTTGAAATTCTCGCCTTTAGCAGTTGCTTTTAATTCTTTCACAGCAGCCTTTGCAACGCCTCCAAGGTGAATGATTAGTCTTGCCCCATAGAACATAGTCTTACCGCCTTTTAACTCAATAGAAGGCACGCCAGGCATTCCATTCATTGAATCGTTCCATATCTTATTAACACAGAAGAATGTGTTTGTGTAAGGTTCACTAACCTTTCTTGATGATGGGATTCTGTTATTGATAATATTATTAAATGCTTGTGAAATAGCGCCAGCATCAAACATATTATTTCCAGTCTTACTTGTGTAAGATTTAAATGATTGTATTGAGCCAATACTATCCCAAATAAAGCAAATAGGATAAGGGAATCTTCCATCTTCCTGTCTGTCAAGGAAATCATTAATACAATAAGCAATATCCTCTAGAACTGCTTCTTTTCTCTGTTTTGAACCTTCTTTTCCTGCTGCATAGTCCATCTTACCATACTTCTCAGCAAGAGCCTTATTATCCAAGAAATAGAAGAATCCTTTATAATTGACAATCTTCTCAGTTATTTCTCCTGTTTCATCGTCAACAACTGGGCCATATACTGGTTCTGCTTCAACTCCGCAGTCAATTGCATATTTCCAATCAAAGTTGCCCTCTGTTTCAAAAATTACAGGAACTATACCTTCTCTTTGGCACGCAGCAATAAGGCAATTTTTAATAGTAGACTTACCTGTGTTTGACCATCCTGTTACTATTGTCAAATAACCCTTTGGAATTCCAGGTAATTTAAGTGCATCCTCAAATGCTTTAGGAAGAATAATAAATTCAGTTTCCTTTTCAGCACTTGACATTTTAAGTTCGCTCATTCTGATTGGTTCTTTTGAAACCTTTGTTTCAAATCCCATTTCAGCCTTGAGTTCATCAATACTAGGTTTTGTAAAAACCTTTTTCTTTATTGCTTGTTTCATAACCATTATAATTTCTCTATGATTCTCTTATTAGTTTTTTCCAATCCCTTCTACAAATTGCGTGATATAAATCATCACCACCAACTAATATTTGGCTTCCTTCTGTGATTATTTTGCCATCTTTATTAAACCTAGCATTTATAGATGCTCTCTCTCCACAGTTACAAGATGTTTTAACTTCTTCAATATCATCAGCCAATTCGAAGAGTCGTTTTGACGCTGGAAATAACTTTGATTTAAAGTCTGTTCTCAGACCATAACATATAACATTAATGTCAAGAAAGTCAACGATGTCAGAAAGTTGGTCAACTTGCTCTTCTGTTAAGAATTGGCATTCGTCCACCAGAATCCATTTTAATCCACTAGACTGTGTTGCCATACTAATCTTGATGTATTCGTTAACCACATCAAAAATATTAACGTCTGGGTCAATTGAAATGCACTCTCTCTCAAGACCTGCTCTTGACTTTACTAAATTTTTACCATCCCTTGTATCGGCAGATGGTTTAATTACTAAAATTGGAATACCTTTTTCATCAAAGTCATGGGCTGTAGCAAGTAGCCTTAAACTCTTGCTAGAACCCATAACTCCATAATAATAGTATAATTTACACATTAAACGTTAAATTTTCCTAGAATGGTAAATCTTCTTCACCATCAATTATTACGCCGCCAAAGTTATCCTCTTTTGGTTCTTCCTTTGGAAAGTCAGAAAAATCCTTTTTATGCTCAGTTAAGTTCTCTTTCAACTCTTCTTCTGCTGCTTTCTTGTCCTCTTCTGCCTTTTCAGCACTATCAACGTACTTGTTTTGAGTTTTGTCAAAGACTGGAACACCGCCCTTAACAACAATTTCCATATATTCATATGGCTTAACGGTATAAACCTCAGTCCACTGTTTTGGGTCGTTTATCCAAGCAGTTCCTTGCTCATAACTTTCTGTTAATGGTGTTCTTTCATCATCATCAACAACCTTTGTTACAGTCTTTCCATTCTCATCCTTTGAAAGATTGATGATTAAGTCTTTACCATCATTAAGGTCAAAGATGTTGCTAGTCTTTCCTTTCTTCTCTGCTGCTTTCTTTCTCTCAAAATAGATGTTCATAATATCATTATATACACCCTTCTGAGATTTAGAGTCGTTAAATAACCAGAACTTAACTCCATCCTCTTCGTGTCCTCTTTCGATACATCTTACAATCCATGCTGCTTTAGCCTTATTCATATACTCAATATCGCCAAACTTCTTCTTTTCTACTTCTGTTGCTGCGTTATATCTGAGTTCCTTTGCCTCGGCTGATACTGCACAGAAAGGACACTTATCACCCATCTTGTTATGCGTAGGGCATACGAAAGTGCGCCAACCTCCAGAACTTAGTTCTTTGTTGACCTTAACTGTGTGAATAAAAACTTTTTTGAAAGGGCTACCACCTTCAGGGGAGAATGGTAATAGTCTAATTGTTAATGATTTGCTTTTTTCTCCAGGCTTTAAACGTGCTTGAAGATAATTTTTCTCGTTAAATTCTGTCTTTTTCTTACTTGTAGTAGTTGTAGCGTGCTCTCTTGCGTACTGCTCTGCAACTGCATCTGCATCAATGTTTGCGGTTAAAATTTTTTCAGCCATAAATTTAAAAATATTAAAAATGTGCCACAAGACACTTAAATTCTATAATACAAATATACAAAAAAAATGTTAAAAACAAAAATATTTTCCCGGTTTTATTAAGCCGGGAAAAAATATTTTTATCTATATATTTTATAAAACCATCCGACTAATTCATAAGTATTACTATGCTCATCAATTTCGCCATCAGCAAAATCTTGAAGTAGCATTTCTCCAGAATATTCTGTGATATTGCTTGAAACCTCTATATAATAAGTTTCTTTGCTTGTTTCAACTTTATATATTGTGTTTCCGTTCATATACTCTTCACGCTCATCGTCAGCATCCTCAAAATCATCATAATCATTATAGCCAAATAACTCTTTTTCTTCATCTGCTGGAATGAGTGTTCCATTCATAATATCTGTGCATATTTCTTTATTAATAGGTTCACTATTAGCAACACTAACCCTTCTACCAAAAATATTATTTGGTATAAAATACCTAAAATCATTTGTTAAGCACCATAGAGCAACAGATTCCTTCATTTCATAAGAAACCTCTCCTTGTATGCTTAAATCTTCATTTAAAAGTTTTACTTGGTTTTCGTTGATTATAATTTTCATAACTTAATAAAGTCCAAATATTTTCTTGATGTTCTGGTCTAAATCATCTGTAACTGCAAATGTGTCTGCAATTTCTCTTTCAGTGAAATCGTCAACATCATCATTTGTTATGACATATTCTTGAGTCGTTGGCTCTTCGTTGTCTGCGTATGCTGAATAGTTGCTATTCTCTGCTTTATCTTTCCAAAAATCTGTGGGCTTTACCTTAAATGGATATGAATCTAGAGAGCGTAAGTTAAGTTTTTCTGTTTGAGTTGGGTTTCTCTTTTCAAATTCAGTCTTAAGGTCTGCAATCTCTTGATTATTCTTATCAAACATTGTTTGAAGTGTTTCAATTGCGCCAATAAGTTTCTCAATCCTTGAATCAACTTTACCTAAGTCTCTTCCAACTGAATTAACCTTATCGTTAACCTTCTCCTGAGCATCTGTCAAGTCATCAACATCAATAACATCATCTTCCTCTTCAGGCTCTTCCTCATCCAAACCATCAGGCATTCCTCCAGCCATAGGGTCAGCACCAGGCATTTCGCCTCCCATTGCAGGGTCTTGTCCAGGCATTCCACCTGCTGCTGCATTAGGGTCAGCATTTGGGTCAGGCATACCACCATCAGGACCAGGCATTCCTCCTCCCATTTGGTCTGCTCCACCCATTGCATCAGGACCAGGCATACCTCCATTTGGGTCTGGCATTCCACCGCCCATTGGGTCTTGTCCAGGAGCGCCACCTGCGCCCATTTGGTCTTGAGGCTGATTTGGGTCATCGTCTGCTTCCTCTATTGGAGCAAATGATTCTCCCAAAGCCCTCATATAACGCATGTGTGCTTCAAAAAGATTATTCTCTTTTAAATATTTGTAGTTTGCCATCACTAAATTTCTATTAATCTACCAAAAGTTGCTTATTATCCTCAGTCAAGATTGTCTTTGAACTTTCTGTTCTCTCAATAAGACCTTTGTCTTTCTTAATTCTCTTAATCTGTTTTACTGGTTCATTATTAATAATTGCTTCAGCCATTGAAATTTTATCCATAACGTTAACTATTTCTTTTTTATTTTCTTCCTGTTTGTATTCCACATGTCTCTTCTGTGGCTTTACATCCTGTGAATGTTTAATTATAAATGCCATAATATTACTAATTTATATATAAATATCATTTTAAGTAAAAAAAGAGCACTTATCTTCGATTTTTGATAAATCGTTGATATTTAGATTTCCATTAGTTAAAATGATAAGTTTATCTTTATAAAAGTCCCAGTTAATTTCCACTTCATTATAAGGTTTTTCTTCTTTGGAATTATATTCAATTTCTATTAATCTGTTTAATGCATTAATAGAAAATAAACAACCATTCTTGACATGCATAATGGTTGAACCTGAGAGTTTTTTAATAAATTTATCTTTATCAAATGTTTTAAAAGTAACAAGATATTCTTTTTCGTTTGTATTAATTGAATAGATAAATACCTTATCTAATTTAACGCCAAATTTATACTTTAGCATTTCTAAAAATGAAAGTATTCTATTTTTTGCTACAAATGTACCTATTATTACTCCTTTTTTGACAGACATCATTTTTTAAAGTATTGACATAAAATACGGAACTACGTATTTTTTATTTCCTATTTCAGCCTTAATACTTTTAACGCAATCAGAAGCGTTAGTACAAATTATATTATTTTCATTTGAATATAACTTTCTAAACAACTTCTTGGTATCTACATTTATATATTCAAGAACCAATATTGAGATTCCCAAAACGCTTCCGTTATATAGTATATAAAGCATATTATTACTAATATAAATATATTTTTTTTCACCGGAAAATAATATATTATATAATTTTTTTATTTTATTATATTTTAAATTTAATATATTAATATAATAATATTTTATATCTTTAGTTATATTATTTATTATATAATTATAAAAATAGTTTATATCATTCTCAAAGTCAACACGCTTCTCCGTTTTTCTAAAAGTCCAAAATAAATTATCATTTACTTTTTTATTTAATATTGAAAAATTCTCAATATTTTTCTTCGCTGTTTCGATGCCAACCAATAAAACAGGTTTCGTTGAGTCAGTTAGTGAAATATCATTAACCACCTCAACGAAATCCTTTATATTATTGATTTTTTTATCTGTTACTATGTATCCTAATTTCTTCATTAATTCGTATTTTTTGCAAATGTACAAAAATTTTTTTAAAAAAAGAAATTATTTGTGCCTGAATAAATGCCACTCCAAATTAAAATTATTACGGCCTTTATATACATTACATACTCCATTTTGTTTAAAATCAGAATACCAATCAGAGCCATCAAAAGCACAGCTATGCCTTGGAGGTTTTCTACCAGATTGCCACATGACACATATATCTCCCTTATTTACTTTTTGGCCAAAAGGAAATTCGCTTTTATTAGAACTTGTTCCACCAGTTACTTCAGTAAATTCGCTTCCGGATTTTTTCATTTTGTCATATACCTCCCAAGGTTCTCCACCCCAATATTTTCTATTTGTGCCAGAATCATCTAACGCTCTATTAATAGAACCGGTACATAAATGACAACTACCTCCTGGCTTATCTCTTTTTCCTCTTTTTGGATTCTTTTTATGCTCCGTTTCGCAGTGATTTTCTGCCCAATAATGAAGCCTTTTTACAAATAATCCTACATTCCAATTTCCTATAAATCCAGATTCATTTTCTTTTCCTCCTTCTCCTAATTGGCTTGCGTTGTTTCCTGAATCATTTGATGACGAAGCACTACCGCCACAAGGCTGTAATTTATATTTACTATCATTGAAAAGAGCATCATAATCATCAAGAACGTTATTTGTATCGCTTCTCAATTCATTAGTATTAGACTTGTATTTTTTTACAAGTGCTTTACAGAAACTAGTATGTATTCCACTATTGTCATCACCTTTTGAAACATGTATAGAATTTATAGGAGTATTTGGACTTGATTCATTAGCTACTTTAATGTTAGTAACACTACTTCCTTCTTTAAGTTTAACAATGTATTCTTTTGGAGTTGAACTTTGGTCTCCGCCATTAGGTATTACCCAAGTTATTTCACTTATTTTACTTGAATAAGTGTTAAGCATCATATCGAATACTGTGTCAAAACCACTTCCTCCACCTGTTATATAAACAGTATCTCCTTTAGACCTTTCTGGGTCTATACCAATTTTTACATTGTTAGTAGAAGATGCGGCAGTTCTATTTAAAGCGTTAACAAATCCCGTAGATAAATCTGAAACGTGCTTATCTCCATTTCTTGCTACTTGAACATTTTCATAGGTTTCTGAAAATGTAAATTCATTAAGCCTATTTAGCCACCCTTTTAGAAATTTTTTCTGACTTCCTTTTGCTATTGATATGAAAAATTCTTTTCTTCTATTCCATATTTTATTAAATAATTCTCTTTGATTAGAATAACTATTGATAGCATTTATTTCCTTATCAGTAACTTTATATGTTTGATGTAAGCCTAATATTTGCTGAGGCTTTCCTATTCCATGTTTAGGACCGCTATTATACAACCAGTCGACAAGAAGGTTTGCAATAGATTTATTTTTTATTTCATCAGCTCTCCATTTATCCCAGAAACCTTTTTTAAATATATGATTCCATTCTTCATCAGTTATGTTTTTTAAATCATTACAAGTTTTATCATTTCCATAATAACTTCTGTATGTTTTAATTGTGATGCCTTTCATGGTGCAACCGCCTTTATCATCTTTGTCATCAGAGTAACCACCTTCTGCTTTTTTAATTTTTTTTGCTAAATCTTCAGATGCGCCATTATTTGATTCTTCATTGGTTAACGGGAATTCTTTGTATTCGCAATCATTATCAATATTTGCGTTATTTTTAAGCGCTTCAGAATTTTCACTATTTGTTTCTCCCTTACCTGATTGATTATTTTTTGCTCTTAATCCTCCGTCACGTGCAATCCTTGTACAAACATTAGACATTCTAACTCCTGTAAATTTAGTAACCATATTACCAGGAGTTATGTTATGAGAAACTCTTATTATGTAATAAGTTCCCCTAAACATTGGAACATTATTTAGTACAAAATACATCATTGGTTGAACCCAAGCACAACCCATCATTGTAACTTCACAAGAATAAGAGTTGTTAGAATAAATTGAATACAAATCTTGTCCATATGTAAAAAGTTTAGACCTATCCCCTGTTTGGTCTCCTTCATTATTCTGACAAGCAATAGCGAATTGTGCTTTAATTGATTGTTCGGTTACTGTAGGAGAATCCATAGAAATATTAATATCTTTGAAATAGCTTTGATACATTTTTCCATAAGAAACTCCAAAACAAGGTATTATATATTTACTTGAAAAATCTTCAGAGTGCGCTTTTAAAGGTTCTGGCCATATATTAGTGGTACTTTGCTCTTGATTAATCATAAAGCCATCATTTTCATACTCACTATTATCTAAATCAGCTAAATGGCTTGAAGCCTCATAAGCATAAACCACAATAAAATTAGGGTGTTTTTTAATGTGCCATCTATCTGTATAAGGTATAATATCGAACATGTTTTCCATATTTTCCTTTTTTGATAAGTCTAAAAAATTGTTAATGGCATATATACTAAATTTATTTTTTGCATAAATGGAACTTAAAAATGATAATAAAGAATATTGCGAGTTTCTATATGAATTAACTATTTCATCACAATAATTCCCAATATTAATTAAAATAAAGTTAGATTCATTATAAAAAGCATCTATGAAATAGAAATATCTTGTATCACTTTCAAAAAATTCTTTCATAGTATACTTTTCTTTAAACTCTTCCTCAGTTATTCCTGCTATCCATTTATCATATAAAAGTTTACAATATCTATATATTCCTATTTTTATATCAACATTTGAATCATCAGGCTCTTTTGCTTGAGATATTTGAACATTTGTATCCTCATCTTCAACTTTATTTTCTTTTACTTTATCTAAGAATCCTTTAAAAAATCTTTTTAATTCACTAGTATTTACTTTTACTCCTACGTTTGATTCGTCATTAAAATATTTTGAATTTTTTGAAAAAACACACCCTGCAAGAGCAAAATTACAAGCATGTACTGAACTAGCACCTCCATCTCTAACCCCCAATCTTAAACCTCTTGTGAAATTTTTTGTGCTTCCGCAAACATCTTCATCAATTGTTATATAATTTTTAAAGAAGTCATCACTAAGTTCTCCTTTTAAGAAGTCTATTATATTATTGTATGAATTATCAAATTTTTTAATCCATGAATTTCCTCCAAACAATCCTAATGCGCCTTCATCTTCAACCTCTCCTATATTTTCGAAAAATTCATCATATTTGTCAGGGCGTTTTATTAATTTTATTTCCATTCCACTTCTTATACTATTGAAAGAACATAATAAACTATTTCCTTCAACTCCTGTTGACACCCAATTTAAAAATATTTCTATTAACCTTGATTTTACACTTCTATGTAGTGCATTTAAATTTTTTATTTCTAAGCCATACCAACCTGTGTTGTAACCATTTAAGCATTGTTTACCTTCCGTTGTTTCAGACCAAAGAAGTGCTCCTGCAAACATAACACCTGGTAATGGTATTACTGCCATTGTTTTTTCTTTTTTAGCAAAAAAATTATCTATAATTTCTTTATAATCAATAGCATATCCTAGTGATGCCAAAAACAATAATGCTCTTGACCTATTATCACTTTGTTTATAATATAATTGTTGACCGAAAATTGATGTTTCAGGGTCGCTACCGACAGTTTCTGTGTATGGCTTAAGATTTGTTAATACTCCGCAAAATTCAGTAAATGTGTAATCAATGTTATTGAATTCTTCTAAGTATTTTTTATATCCATCAGACCCTTTTCTTACAACTTCTTTTTTATCTTTATCTAACCACCCATCTCTGAAAATTGTTCCACTTCCTCCGCCTCCTGGCTCTTTATCATGGAAATAATCCATATTATATCCTCTACCAAAAGATTTATCTGAAAAAGCTTTTTTAGATGTTGGAAGCATACAAGACCCATCTGACGGTGTTATGGCATATGCATTTTCAATTATATATGCTATTACTCTGTTTGCTTCATCAGTTAAATAACTTTCATATTTATTTGAATCGTATTTGCTTTCATCTATAATTTTTTTACTATAATAATCTATACCATCAATGCCTGTTAATTGTGATTCAGCTATTTTATAAAATTTATTAACATTTGTGTCAAATGTAAAAATATTTTTCTTTTTAACGTTAGGAATATATACAGTGTTTAAATAATCTTCTGACCGCATTGCCTTAATTCCATTTTCACAATTAACAACTTCATTCATTATTTTTGACCATGAAAGATTCTGATATGGAACTGAAAAAGAATCGTATTTAACTCTGCATATATCAAGGTCTCCACTAGTAGAAATTATTCCACCATCATTCCTTAATCTCCAAGGCCAAACGCCGCCTTCAGGTTTTTTAATATCATTAGTTTCATTACCATACATCATAGACATTACGCTATCAAGGTTATCTGCAAGTAATGATAACTTCTGAATCATTTCCTTATTAAGTTTATTATTTTTAAGGAAATTGCACGCCTCTGCTTCTCCTAATGTTTCAGCCTTTTCTCCCCAGTCTTCAAAATTAGTAGTTCCTAATATTTGAACGCCTCTTAAACCAACCAATCCTAAAATAGAAGAAGGCTCATTTTCATCAAAACCTCCTGATGCATAGGTATTTTCGGTTGCAATCATGTCTAACGGCGTTAATGGATATTTAGAAATAGCAGAGATTGAACTTTCTGAACCTGCCGCTGACCCTGCTTCTTTATTTTCGTAACTTTGTACATCTTTTGATATTTGTTTGATGCCATTTATTATTCCATGCACCAAATCTTTTTCCCTAAAATCACCAGAATAATCTCCAACCCATGCTTCTTCTTTTATAACTGAACCCTTTCTTCTTACTTCTTTAACTACTTTTGGAAAAGGAGGCACAAAGTTATTAGGGCTTTTAACGTCACTAGCACCAGTAGCATCATTTATTCCGAGAGATTGAATAGTTCTCTTAGGCTCTTGATTACAAATTGTTTTAGACGTTTCAAAAATCATTCTTATAAATGTTTCAAAATGCGCCATAACAATTTTAGTCATATTTTCAACAGTAGGAGAGAACCCTAAAGCTTCTGATATTACTTTATCCTTTAAATCTTCTATTTCTTGTTCAACCCTTTCTGTTTCTTTAGCATTTTTATCCTTATATTTTTCTAAAGCATAAGAAAAACCATTGTCATCATAAAAATATGCTTTTTTATATTCAAGAAGAGGGTTTTTATTTTCTTTATTACCGTTATTAACGTATATTTTTAATTTATTATAAACTTGTGGATGTGTTTTTTTAATATCATCGTTCCAACTTCCTCCCATTTGGGCTTTAGTTTCACTGTTAGGCTGATTTGAAATTCTTTGTCTTGGTTCAGAATCATAAAACTTATTTGGAGTTGGTAAAGTTTCATTAGGGTGCTCAGAATTATATTTTTTTAATTCCTCTATAAAATCATCATATCTACCCTTTAATTGGTCTTCATTATCTACATAATCACAAAATTCTTCATCGTTTTCAGATGGACTTAATAAAACAAGGCCACTTAAATAACCATTATTTGTTAATCCTCTAGCAACAATATTTACACCTTTATATTGGTCTCCAGATACATTTTTAGATTCAGATAGTTTTTTTCCTATACTTTTATTAATTTCTTCAACAAAATTATTATATGAATTTTCTATTTTTGTAAAATAATCTTTTTTTTGGTCTAATTGTGTTTTTTCTTGAGCAACCGGGTCAGATTGAGCCATTTTTTCAGCGGTAGACTCAATATTCTTAATATTCCTTAAAAGCCATCCAATTTTAGGTACAGGAACTAAGCCACCATCTTTTCCTTCCATTTGGAAATTTTGACTTTCCCAATATTTTGCACCAATATAGTCAGAATAAGGAGCGGCTATTATTCCATTAAGCATTACATCATTTAAAAATGAAAAATAATAACCAACAAATTTAGCAGTACAAGCAAAATTTCCTGTATTTGAATCAAATCTTGCTCTAAAATCTGCTACTGTTAATTCATAAGACACTGGCTCTCCATAAAACCCTTTTACCATTAAAGTAAACTTAGGGTATGGAAAGGTGAAAAAACATTGGAAAAAAGTATTAGCTATGTCTGTATCGTTGCCACTGCTTATTGCCTCATCAATTTTCTTATTTGTTTCATAGTATTCTTTTTGGGCAAATAATGCAACACCACGAACATCTATAAATTCTACAGTTACTTCTGGAACCATAAAATTATTATATGCAATATCAATAGACTGTATTCCAAAAGTTTCTGTGCTAGGGCCTATTTTTTTTAAATCACCTAAATATATATCTGTATAATTAGTAGTTAAAGAGTTAAGATAAACACCATTTTCTCCGATAGGAATTTTAGAACCCTGCATGAAATTTATAGTACTTTTTCCATCAGTTTTTGTTTCAAAACTTAGGATAAGTTTTTTGCTATTTGATGTTTTAGTGGTTTGAACAGTTCTACCCCTTACGTCAACTTCCAAGTTGACATAAAGGCTATAATCTTCTAGTGGAGGTGTAAATTCATGAGTATTTGTACCATTTACATCAAATTCATCAACAGAATTGATATAATTAGGCTCGACATATATTAAGTTATTTACAACTTGTTTTAAATTGGTTCTTTTCATTTTATTTTATAATAAACCATATAATTCTTCATAAACATCAATATCATTATTGTATTGAGATATAACGCTATCAAGAGGATAAGGTATTCTTATCTTTGACCCATCGGGTATTTTGTATTCTAATGACCCATATTCAGGATTTGCTTGCATTATGAGCCAATCATAATTTGCATCTCCATAATACTGATAAGATAGCAGGTCAAGTCTAGTTTTTCCTGCCATATAATAAGTGTAATAATCAGTATTTCTTTTTGGTATTTCTATAAATGGAACATGAAGAATTTTTCCATCACGTCTAAATTTATAATATCTATCGTATGTTGCCATATCTTTTAACTATTTGTAATAACGTTAGGTGTAAATGGCGCAAATTTAACAATATTACCATTTTCATCATATTCAGCCAATTCAGACCTATTATCGTAAACCTCAGTATTAGCATAATAATTAAATGACAATGCATTTTGAAGTCTTGTAATATGTCCGGCAAGGCTGCTTCCTCCGATAAATTTAAACCTCATATTTATATCAGCAATCATTGGCATAGCTCCAATACCCTCTTGATTTAAGTCCCACATCAACGGGTCAAATGAAAAAGAAAGACTTTCTATTAATATTTTAGTATAGTAGAAATCTCCAATTCTTAAAATACAAACAGGCGGTCTACCAAATGCTAAGTTATTTGCTGTTGTTTCATTGCCATTATCACTGCTTCCAATTGTTGGCCCTTGTCTTGTGCATTGTTGTAAGAATGTTAGTCTAGCATTAAATCCTTCTGGACTTATTGAATGGAATGCCGGGTCAAAATATTTAATTTTGTCGCTTATCTTATGATGTAAAAAAGGTTCTTCTTTCTCTAACATTGAGAAAAATTTTGCTTCGTTGTCATATCTAACGTAGTTGTTATTATCATTAGTACCATCAACTGCTGAATTCTTATCATCATTTCCTTCAATTGTTGCAATTTCTGACTTATCTTCAAGAGTATTATTTAAGCCTGCTATTTCATCTTGAGCTGCATTATCATGCATTGCATTTAACGTATAATTTTTATCGCTCTTTCCCCCTGAATTAAGAGTTATAAATCCTTTATCATTATAACTAAAATATTCAGATTTTTTCGTGAAATCTCCTGCACTTCTTGCAATTTCAGTTATCCTTGCATTTCCATTTCTAACGCTCTCATTCAAATTAATTGCTAACCCATTCATATTTTCGCCAATATTATGAAGTCTTGTACTTGTTTCCTTATCTCTTGGAAACTTTTCTTCAATCATTTTATTAGCGCTTAAATCATTGAAATAATTTATTTTTTCTATGCCTAGATTAGATTTAGATACTAATGTGTGATGAGGTGTATTTACATAATTATTTTGATGCAATTCGCCATCTTCTAAAGGAGTACTATTTTCATTTGCAGCGGCTTGTATAGTCTTTGAAGAAGTTTCTTTAAGATGAATAACAACCTCCACACTACGCCACAATTTATTATTAATAGCACTTTCATCACCACTATTAATTCCTGTTCCTTCTCCACCTGTTCCTCCTGTCGATACTTTTATATTATTAGTATCTACTCCTGTCTTAGATAAAAGCCATTTTTTTATTGTAGCCGCCCTATCTTTTTGTAGAGATTCATTTGCTTCACTATGACCTGGAGAAGAAGCTTTACCAATGCACTCAATATTATCTATTCCATATTGGCTTATCTTATTTTTCAAACTATCTACTTTTGCTTGGTCAAATGTTCCTGCCAATACGCTTGATGAATCTCCGCCTTCCAAAGCAACATATACATCAGCAAAACTATATAATGTATTTTTATCTTCCACATTAAATTGCTCTGCAACTTTTGTTAATCCAGCACTAGAATTTAAACCATAGCTGGCTCTATCAACATAATTTGCTTTTTTAAGAATTTGGTTTTTATAAGCATTATCAATCCTATAATACCATTTTCTATTCCACCACTTATCAGTTGATTCTCCTTCTTGAGCGTATAATTTTACAGTTTCTCCATTAAATTCTACATCCCATATTTCATCATTTTCGTTTTTTTGTCTATCAGAAGCAACTGGGCCACTTATAGGTTTTCCAGGACGCATTTCATAGCCTCCGTACGTTGATTCATCAGGTCTTGAATAAGGTACTTTATAATCAACAATGCTGCCACTTGAATTCTTTACTTTACCTGCCCCAAAACCATTTGTTAAGTATTTTGTTGCAAAGTCACCACCATCGTCTTTACCGCTATAATTTGTTGGAAAAAATGTAAAAAATCTTATTTCATTTGTATCAGGAGAAGGTATAGCTTCATCTTGTATTGCTGCTTCAGTTTCAGGAATAGTAGATGGCTTTCCTGAAAGCATATCACACCCAGCAAAAAACCTCAATAACTCTTGTTCAGGGTCGTCAACATCATCTACTGAATTGCTAACACTTTTTCCCCTATTTTCCCAATAGTTTATTATTGAAGGGTGGTCAACTAAAATTTTAAAACTAAGTTGTCCGCTTCTTGATGTATTTGCATATGTGTATATTCCTTCTCCACGTCCGATGAAATTTGTTTCTGACCAATTTACACTAATATCTTCATTAAATTTTAAATCATATGGAGGAAACCACATTATTCTTCCTCCAAATGGTCCCTTTTGTTCTGGAGATAATCCTCTTGATTGAAACATTTCTTTTGATTTTGCATCAGTGCCAAAAGCATCTTTCCAAGCAAGATTTTCTATTGAAAACATACAGTTTTTTATGCTAACCTTTTTGCTTTCATCACCATTATCAATAGGAGTTATATTAACAAGCCCATTGTTTTTATTTATAGTTCCGTATTTTTCAAGTCTTACCCTGCCATTTTCAAAACCCTGTGAAGAATGGTCTGCTGTAAAAAGATTAAATCCATAATTATTAACCAATTCTTGAGCAGTATAAGGTAATGGCCTTATAGCATCATTAAGCCTATGATATTGATGATGATAAGTCCAAACTCTACAGTATGGGTTATTATATCCTTCTGAATCAGTTTCAGTTTTGGATAAAAGATTTCTACCATGAGATATTCCATATTTTTGGCTAACTGCTGTCTGAGTGGTATCTGTAACTTCAGTTTCTTCATAATTAGTATGGAATCTTGCTATGATTGTTTTATAACTACCGTTTTTAAAACTCTCATTTGTTTTGTATAACAAATCTTTAGCAGTTAAGCCTGAACCATAAGATGTGTATCTACTGAATCTTGTTCCTGCATTAAAACTAGCATAAGTAATATCTGTAGATGAGCCATATTCATTTTCTGTGTAAACATAGACTCCGCCATTTTTAATATCACTGATATTTGAATGCTCTTCTAAAGTTCCAAATATATATCTTATTTGCTGTTCATTTATGGCAGTAGATACAACGCCATCTTCTAATTTACTATTATATATTTTCCTCTTTAATGTATCATGGCCAGTAGTTATCCCTAAACTTGACAAATAAGTGCCTCCTTTTATCCAGTTTCCATCACCCCCTATTACTTTTCCATTTTTATCTTTTACAACATTCCTTTCAGCACCGCCTTTTATAACTTCCCCACTAGAATTTCGTATGGAAGGATAATATGTTCTTCCGCTGAAAACATTCATATCGTAGTACGATTTAGACTTTTCTGTAAGAGACTCATAAAAATCAGTATAATACCCCAAATCAACTAAATGACCATAGTTTGATTTTTCCAATGGACTGACATAATCAATTAATGGGCTAAAAACATCATCAACAAACCTACCTGTATCTTTTTCTTGCTCTTTAGCATTATATGTTTTATTTACTGTTATGTTTTCAGTATTTATTCCTAATTTACCGGCCATTTCAGATGTAATTCCAAAACGGTATCTAATTCTATTGTCGTTAGCAACTTGTGCATTTCTAAGAGTCTCTCTGTTATAATAACCACTATACAAAGCCATATATGTGTCAGTACCTGTTTCATTAACATTTGGCATTAAATCAGCATCATTTGCCAATGCATCAATAGCATACTCACCAGGTACAAATCCAACAGCAGAAGCGTCATCGCTTAAATGGAATAAATTTTCACTGTTGTTAATATTTTCAACACTAAGAGTTGCTCCATATGTTGCTCTAATATACTCCAAATAATTTGCAGTACTGTTTTTATAGTCATCTAGATAGAACCAAGGTACACGCACAATAGTATTATAGAATGGATTACATAACTCACCAATAGGAGTGCTATATCCATCATATACATATTCTGCATTACCTATATTTCTATAGATATGGTCTAGCATATATCCATAACTTTTCTGATACAATCCAATAGGACGCATTCTAAAATCGTATAAACCACCATTTCTGAAGATATTTCTAATATCCCCAAAAGCGGCTTCGTTTAATACTCTAGCAGTTGTATCAAGAATTTTTGCTGTTGTGTTTAAAAAACCCATAGTGTTTAAAATATATTTTTTATATTAAAAAATTAAATACAAATTTTATTTACCTGACTTATTATATTGGCTTGCCATATTATTTCTCTCTGACTCCATATTTCTCTTACCACTGTTACTGCTTTCATTAATTCTTCTTGTAACAATGTCAGCAAGTTGTCTCTTAAACTCTGGAGTATCAATAAGCTTGGCCAAATCAAAGTCAACTGACTTACCACCCCCTTCAAGTTTAATAGTTCCGCTAACATTTAAATTAATATCAGTCTTACCAACACTTGAAGGTCTACCAACTCCTGTGTCAGAATCTTTAGTAGGATTTACCTTCATAAAATTACCATTGATAGGTAATGATTTAACTCCATCACTTATCTTAGAGCCAACTAACCCACCAGCAACCATACCAAGTGGGCCAAGTATAGAGCCAATTGCTGTTCCTGCTACAGTTCCAATTGTTTTAACTGAAACTTTTGGCAATGAAGGGCTTGACAATGACTTAGCCTTAACTCCAAAGTCTTTACCAGTTATAATAGACATCTTATTATCAATTGATGTCAATACCTTAACTGCATCTTCATTTGATGCGATACCTT